ACGTATACCGTATAGCCGCCGGGCACAAGGTTTTCGAATTTGTTGGACGCCTGAAACGTCACATTGTCCAGACTGAACGTGAACCCCGAAAACGTCGACGTTGCCGTTACAATGGCAACCCCGTCGTTTTTGCCTTGTTCTGATTCGTGGGTTACGTCCACCTTGGCAACGACCAAATCGCAGCCCCCGCCCCCGGTCGGGCAGCCTCCCGTCGTAACGACTTCTTCGGCGTAGGGGAAAGTTGCAATGCCGCGAAATTCTACTAAGTCGGCCCCGCGACAAAACTTGTGAATGGCAATCTGCCCAACGTGGGGGGATTGGTCGTAAGGGTCGTACGGCGCTTGCTCGGAAGCCGTTGCAAGCCGGGTGCGGTAGCCAAGCCGACGCACAAGCAACTTGTCGGGCTGGTCGCTTGGGTCTTCGTACCAAATAACGCGAAGCTTGTCTTCCGGCCGGGCGGAAAACTTATAGTTCTGAAATTCGAAAAGCGTTATTTCTGCCATTGCTACCCGTTAGCGGAGGTTCTTGATTCGTCTTTTTCGGCGTTGCGCACTGCGACCAGTAAAGTACGGTTATTAACCGAAATTTCGCCGGTAACTTTTACTTCTTGGCTGTATCCCCCGCCCTGGTTGGCCCGCACTTCGTTGGATAAGTTGCTTTGCACGGGCTGCGGCCGGTTGCTGGTAATGCTTCCCGAAGAAGGGGCGCGGCTACTCCCTCCGCCCCCGCCCCCTGAAGCCCCTTTGCTTGCCGACGCAACGCCCGCCTTTACGGCCGCGCCCAGGGCAACCAGTGCAATACCTGCGGCAATAGCCCCCGCCCCTTGCAAGGTGCCAAGTGCCTTTTGAATGGCTTCAACGCCGATACCTGCCATTAATGCCGACTTACCAAGCTGAATAAGCATATCCCCGATGCTTTCAAACATTTTCAGGGCCAAGTTTTCGGCGCTGTCGGCCGACGTGGCAAGTCCAATGCCGAAATCAAGGAAGGCGTCGGTCGTTACCTTGGTCGCTTCGGCAAGCAAGGGGCCAAGTTCAATCGTTGTATTTAGTCCCTCGTTCAGCGTATCAAGCTGCCCCTTTAGTAGTTGAACTACGTCGGATTGGGCTGTAAACCCGTTTTCGATCAAGCTGCGAATGGTGCCTTCAAGAATGGCAGCCCGTTCTTTGGTTTGCGTATAACTGTCGCCAAAGACGGCCGCCGATTCGCCTGCCAGCTTGAAAGCGTCGTTCATTTCAAGCAGGGCGTTAAAACCTAGGTCCTGCGTGGTGAACGGCTTTAAGTTTATTAACTCCATCCCTTTCGCGTCTACCTTCTGCAAGTTGCCATGAACGTCGACTTCGATTCGGTAATTGCCTTCGGGAATGAGGTCTTTGGTTTCTAGCGGCTTTACGTCGACAGTAAGATTTTTAAAGGCGTCTAAATTAATATTTCCGGCGCGGCTAAAAAAGTCTTGAATCACCTTGTCGGCAGGCTTCAGTCCTAGTTCTAAAAGACGGTTAATACCGTTTTCCAGTATCGAAGTTTTTTCGCCAACAATGTCGAAGGCATCCCCAAAGACGGCAAACGATTTATCTGCCGTACGAAGCTGGTTTTCGATTTCGGCAATTGCGTCGGCAATTTTGGTATCGACCAGACCCGCAAGCTTGGGGGTTACTTCGTCTGCCGTCGTGCCAAGCGCCGTCGTCGCTGCTCCCAAATCCTTCGAAGCCGCTTTTGCTCCATCCAACCGGGCACGGAATACGTTGAGGCGTTCGGAAGCCGTCCCAAGTTTTGCTTCGTATTCGGCAATCTTTTTATTGTTTTCTTCAAGCAGTTTTAAGTCTTTCGGGTCGGTCGTACGGAAGCGAAGCGACGGCCCCCCTTCATTGTCGATACCGTTACGCTTGCGGATTTCGGCGTTTGCTTCTTTGAAGGCTTCGATTGCCCGCTTGCTTTGCTCAATCTGTCGGTTGCTGTCATTAATTGCCGAAACCAGTTCTTGCGCGGCGGCTTGCTGCCTCTCTTTGGAAAGGGCCTTGAATTCTTCCGTATACCGTTCTTGTTCTTTTATATTCCGGTCGGCATCGGTCGGGGCGTTCATATACTCATTGAGCTGAACGGCTGCCAGGGCGGCAAGCCCTACGGCCCCCGCAGCAAGGGCAGTATTTACCGACAAGACGGCCCCCCGAAGCGCCGTAAGCCCCGTAATCATTGTCGGAATGGCTTTTACGATGCCGCCAATGCCAAACAGAACCGGACCCGTAGCAATGGCAAGCCCCGCCATTGCTACGCCCGTCGCCTTGATTGGGCCGGGGGCCGAATCCATTGCCCCGACAAGATCGGCAGCCCCCCGCGCAATGCCTGCAAAGCCGTCTAGCAAGGGCGTTGCGGCTCCCGTAAGGAAAGTATCGGTCGCGCTACGAAGTGCGTCTAGGGACCCGTAGAAACCCTTATTTTGGGCCGCTGCGGCTTCGGCCGCCTGCCCCGACTTGGAAACGGCCGCTTGCAGCTTGGCAAACCCGGCCGGACCTTCGCGGAAAATGATACTTGCCGCCCGTACGCCGTCTGAGCCGAATATGGTCGAAAGCACGTCGGCCTTGGCTTGGTCGTTGAGGCCTGCCAGCGCCCCCGAAAACTGCGAAATGATTTGCGGGAAGGGAAGAACGGCCCCTTGGGCATCGAAAATCGAAATACCTAGGGCCTTCATCTTTTCGGCCGCCTTGTCGGTCGGGGCCTGAAGCGCCATAAGCATTGACTTAATGGACGTTCCCGCGTCGCTGCCCTTGATGCCCGCGTTTGCCATTGCGGCAAGCGACGTGGTAAATTCGTCAATGGTAAGCCCTGCCATACGGGCAACGGCCGCCCCTGCTTGGAAGCCGTCGGCCATTTGCTGAATGCTGGCAGACGACTTGTTTGCCCCGCCTGCAAGCAAGTCGGCAACCCGCCCGGCATTGGCTGCCGACAAGCCGAATGCGTTTAGGGCGTTGGCCTGTATTTCGGCCGCCCGTGCGTTGTCGATTTGGGCAGCGGTTGAAAGCTGAATCGTTCCCCGTGCGGCGTTCATTGAATCGGCCAAGGACAATCCGCCCTTCGATAATTCAAGGATTGCTTTCAGGGCGTCAGACGCGGAGGTTCCCGGAAGTGTTATGTCGGCCCCAAGCTGCCGGGCGACTTCCGATACCTTTGCCATTTCGGAAGCCGACGCCCCGCTTTGCGCTTGGAGTATGTCGCCCATTCGTTCGAAGTCGGCCGCCGTCTTAATGGCGTACCCGCCAACGGCCGCAAGCGGAAGACTTACGTACTGCGTTAAATTGCCGCCAACGTCTTGCAGGCGGCCGCCAAGTTCCCCGAAGCCGTTTTGCAGTTTTGCCCTCTCCTTGTCGAAGTTGGCGATACTGCCCGCGACCGAATTGTTGATTGCCTGCAAGCGGCCGATCTTGGCCCCCGCTTCTTCGGACGCCCCGCCAAGCTTTGCCGCAGCCCCGGCCGCGTCTTCGCCTGCCTTCTTGAATCGCCCGAAGCTGTCGCGGGTCTTGTCGGCTGCCTGCCCCAGGTCCGAAACGCCGGAAGCGCCCCCGACGTTAACGCTTCCCCCTGCCGAAGAAAGTTCTTTTAACTCGTCGCCTGCCCGGTCGGCCGCTTGGGCAATGGCGTCAAGGGCTGCCGACGTGGCCGGGTTAATCGGTATACCTAGTTCGGTGCCGTCAAGGGCACGAACCTGGGCTTCGGTTTTATTTAGGGTCGTTAATAAACTAGCAAGACCTGGGGAAGCGTCGACGGGAATCTTGATGCCTTGGGCGTTAAGCTCCCGAATGTCTTCAACGGCCTTGTCGGCTGCCGTGCCGATTTGGGTCAGTCCGGCAACGGCCGCAGGGTTTACGGCAATGTTTACGCCTTGGGTGGATAACTCTTTTAGCTCGGAGGTTGCCCGGTCGGCAGCCCCGCCAAGGGCAACAAGTCCGGCTTCCATCGGCTTTAGCTGCCCGGCTGCGGCGGCAATTGCCCGTACGGGGGCCGTAAGGCCGGCCGACATTTTGTCGCCCGACTTTTCGGCCGCGACGCCTGCCGCCTGAAGCTTTTCTTCTAGTCCATCGACGGCCCGGTTCAGGTCGTCGACATTGGCCGAAATAACAACTTCTAAGCTTGCAACGTCCATTTACTTACCCGGTTTATAATTCTTCGGCTTTAGCCGGTCAAATATCGTTTCCATTCCCCGCATACGTTCGCGAATTTCTTCTTCGGTAAGGGCGGGTATTATGTCGGGGTTGTCGTCGTCTATCGACAGGTGTATTATATCCGTCGGCTTTACTTCTCCCTTTGCCCCTAGCCTTGTATTCCATAGGGTTGCCAGTAGTACCCTATCGTGTGCCCAAAGTCTTTCGTCTTGCTTTCTGTGGTGTTGTACCTTGGCGTTATATTCGGCCCAAGTCAGACGAAAGAATTCCTGCGTCGAAAGCCCCAAGTCTTCCCGTGCGTACTTAATAACCGATTCCCAAGTTAAAGGGTCTGCTTTTGTTTTCCGTTTGCTGTTATCCTTTCGACCCAATCGGCTACGGCTTGGGTACGTTCGGATTGGGTCTTGTAAAAAAAATTGATAAAATCAATCATTCTATCGGTAAGCCAAGCGGTTTCGTCAAGCCAAGCAATTACCTGCTTGTAAGTAAAGTCGGGCTTTTCGTTCATAACGTCGCAACCGGCAAGCAAGGCGCTATAAATAAGGACCGTCCAGTTTTCGCCCGCAAGGTTTTTATAACTGGTTTCCTTGTCTCCGCTGAAGTACATTTTATTAAATTCTTCGATTTCAAGCGGGTAAGCGTATTTTTCCCGGTCTTCGTCGGTTCGGGCACGTTCCTTCAGTAGTTCGGCTTTCACCTTGCAAAAGTGCCAAGTGTGATTCGTACCAATATGAAAGGGCCGCTCGGCCCCTCCAATTTCAAACGTTTTAAATCCTTGCAATACGTGCATAATTGGGCGGGAATTATGGTTATACATTAATTAAAACTAAGCGGCAACCGTGGCAATTGCGTAAGTAACGACCCGGCCACTGAAGCTAAACGTGGGAGGGCTGCCAACGTCGCCCTTCGTATAGGTAACGTTAGTCAGAAAGAACGTACCCGAAATAACGTCGTCGCCAATCGTTTTCGAGCCAAACACAAAAGAAAGCGTTTCGCCTGCGTCCTTCATTTGAAGAAGTTCGTAGTCGCCAATTTCCGTCGCGGCTTCGGCGTTTGACAGCTTGCGAATAATGCCCGACCCCGAAAGGGTCGCGTCGTTCATGCCTGGGGTAAACTCCCTAACGTTGCCCGAAGCCGTACAGGTCGTTTCATTTTCGGCAGTGTTAGAGGAAAATTCGAAAGAACCAAGGCAACCGAAGGTTCTTGCATCGACTTTAAGTACGAAATCTTCTGCTTTGTAGGGGGTAGCCATTTTTTTAAATAGGGTTAAGAGTAAAGGGCATTTCGAAACCTTAGAAGCCTGCGAAAGAAAGAAACCGTTTGGCCTGCCTCTTTCGGGGGGCTGTAATCCATTTGAAGGCGTACGCCTTCGAGCATTAGCCCGGCAATTTCCCCCGGTAAAGCCGAAGGAATACGGGCGTATATTTGGGAAGCTATTAAGTCGGCTTGTTCCCGGCCGCCTAAGTCACTTTGGTATTCGGTTACAATTTCAAGTAGTATCGTTGCATCCATCAGACTGCAACCCGTAGCAATCCGGTCTTGCGTTACTGTTTGTTCCCGTATGCCTACGTACGGGGCTTTCTGCCCGCCTGCCACGTTGTCAAGGACCGGCACGTTTACTGTCTTTCCGAAGCCGTTCTTGGCCGTCAGGTGCCCGTCTAAGGCAGTCACGTAGGCTTCGCGAATGGGGCTTTGAACGTCGATCATTTAATTACTTTCGCTTCTTAAATAGTGCCTGCACTGCCTTTAAAAATCCGTTCTTGTGCTGCTCATAAGCCGGAAACAAGAACGGCGTATACCCATAATTAGGCCGGGCCGGGTCGCCAAATTCTTGCGCGTTGGCATAGTTTACGTTAGTCCCAACCGACACTTCGATAACCTTCGCCCCAACTTTTCGAAAACTCGTATTGATCGAAGACCGAAGCCGCCCCGTATCAACCCGAACGAGTTCCTTTGCCGTCGCTTCTATGTCGTACCCCGTTTCAAGTGCAGCCTGCCCGACTTCTTTCAGCAAGGCGATTCGCTGCCCGTCTATTTTCTTATAGGCTTCCCGAATGCCTTTTATTTTGACTTCAAGCTTCGCCATAAGCCACAATTACCATAAATCTGCGGTCCTGGTCCTGGTCGGTAATCCGGTGGACCGTTAGCCACTCGCCTTCGTACTGCACAAGGTTGGCGTCTTTATACCTTGCATCGTAATACCCTTCGAACTGGTACGCTTCCTGTATGCCAAGTTCGGAGAACCGAAGAAGCCGGTCTTCTTTGATCTGCTTTGCCGATACCCAAGCCTCCCCAAGCGTAATCGGGTCGACCGGCCGGGTTCCCCCTTTCCCATCTTTGACGGCTTCGCCTGCCTTGGCAAACTTCAACCTGTGGCGCATTTCCCCGACGGCAGCCATTACAGGGCGACGGTTTTAATTGAATAGCTGTCCAAAACTTCACGGGCTGCGGGGGGCATAGTTAATTTGCCTTCCGTTTGCCTGCTAGGGCCTGCCGTGGCCTTGTCGCCCGGGTTTGCGTAGCTGAATGCCACTATCTGAAGCATGGCTTCGATAATGTCGGCAGGCGCTTCGACGAAGCCCGCGTTGTAAACGGCCTTGTACTGCCATTCCATACGACCCAACGACAGTCGCCAATACCTGTTTACATGAATACTCCCCACGTCGAATACGCCCCCTATTGAATTGTAATCAATACCTTCTGTAAGAGGCGTATCGGGTATACCGTTTACCCCCAATCGTACAAGGCTTACCATTTCAATATCGGGGCCGTATTTAAGTCGAATACCGTTCGGGCGGCTGTAAAAGATTGCCTGCACTTGCCGACGGGTAAAGAGTAAGCCCGTATGTTTTTCGGCAACGGCAAGTGCCTTCGCTGCTAGAACTTCGAAAACCGCATCTTCGGCCGTATAATTCGGCTCCCGTTTTAACCATTGCCGCACAAGCGGAAGGGTTACGGGGTTTGCGGGTTCGGTATCTAGAAAGCTATACTGCATTAGGGGCGGGGTCGGTATTGTCTTCGGTCGCGTCCTTCTTTGCAGCCCTGGGGGCTGCCTTTTTGGGTTCGCTTACCTCACTGGCAAGCTTATTGTCAAGGGCGTAAGCAATGGCGTTTTTCTCAACCGTTGCTTCGTCGCCCTTCATAATAAGCTTGCCTTGGTAAACGATGTTTTTTGAAGCCTTGATTTTCATAATTACTCCTTCGTTGAGGTAAGCAACTTATCCGTCGGGGCAACTTCTTTGCCCTGGGCTTGGGCCTCCTTTTCGGCTTCGATCTTGGCAACGTATTCGGCCTGAGCTTGCAGGACTTGCAGACCAGACAAGTTGTGTTGTACGCCTTCGAGGGGCGCTGCCTTGTCGGCTTGGTAGCCGCGTCCGTAGGTTGCAAAGCTGGTCGCTTCGGGTTGGGCCTCGTTCTGCTCAATGGCAGCGGCTTGCACCTTCTGGGCATCCGTGGTAGACGGTTGCTGAATTGCCTTTTGTTCTTCCGTTTGGAAACCCGTAGCAACTTCGGGGTTGGCGTCCTGAATGGCTTTCGCCTGGGCGTCGGCCGCCTGCGCATCTTCTGCTTGTTTCTTTGCCATTGTTGGTGTTAATCTAGGGTGAAACTTAGTTGTTCCCTTGCGCGGATTCGAACCGCGAGCAATCGTGTTGCTGGTCGCCATTCCCAAGGGAAACCAAAACCGGACCCGCCCGGCCGGTATATTATTACGGCTTGTTAATCGCCGTCTTCGCAGTAGCAAACACACCTTTGCGGAACGCCTGAATGTGGTTCGACTTGATGTAATGAACGGCCCGCATCTCCATTACGATAGTGATTAAGTTCCTCGTAAAGTCGTCGTTTTCGAAACCAAGTTGTACACCTAGTTCTTCGCGGATACGCAGGATTGCCCGGTTAAAATCACCAACCAAGAACTGACCCTGTGGCATCAAAGGGTTAGGGATTACCCGAACCGGGCCGATCTGATTGCCCGCAGCGTTGGAGAACGAAGGAGGGGCAAGGTAAGCGCCGGTAGTGGGGTCTTTGTCCAAGGAAAACATTGCAAAGTCGAGGTTATTAACGATTGCAACGTTCGGCTCGAAGAAAGCATTTTGAATCAGGGTAGCCGTCGCAAAAATTACGTCAAGGTTTGTCGCCCGGCTTACGCTGGCTGCCATTGGCGTACCTGCGAAGCTTACCGTCGGGGCGTATCCCATAATGCCCGACAGGTTGGGAGCAACGCCGTTGCCGTCAAGAAGCTGTTGGTCCAGCTTCAAATTCACTTCTTCAACGCCGTCGGCGTTGATCTCGGCACGAAGGCCGGGAATGTCGGCAAGGGATTCTTTCGAAGCCTTGTAGAAGACGGCAATTTTTTCGACCTTTTTGGATGCTTCCGTAAAGTCGAGGTCTTTTTGCGGCTTTTTCACACCTTCCGCAACGGTATCGGCTCCCCCTTCACCGAAGCCAACCTTTTCCGCCCAGGCGACAAGCTGCCCGGTTGCGGGCAGGACCCGAACTAGGTTTCGCATTTGAGGCGTGCGGCGTTCGGGCCTAGCAATTTCGGCGTCCCATTGGGTAAGCCCCATTGTGCCGCCCGTGTAGTTGCCCATCGTCAACGTCCCGACGGCCTTGGTTTCGAAGGCAACCTTGCTGCCGTCGTTGCGGCGCATCATTTTAAGAAGTTGGTCCTTGTTTTCGGTAAGACTTTCTTCTAGATGCTCCCCGAAGCTTTTGGTTTTAATGCCTGCGGCTTCAAGGTCGGGGCGGCTCATTTTCTTTGCCATTTCGTCAAGGTCGGCAACGGCTTTGTCGTACGACTTGGTAAGCTTTTCAATTACTTCGTCGTGTTGCTTGATCTTTTCGGCAGCGTCGCCCCCCTTCTTTTTTATTTCTTCGACTTCGGCAATTGCGCCCTTAATTTTTGTTTCAAGCTTTGTGCCGATTTCCTTGAATTCGCCAACCACGTCGTCGAGGCTTTTTTCGAATACAAGCGCAACCTTCGAAAAGAGTTGGGTAAGTCCGCCCCCCTGGGGCAACGCGGGAAGCCCCGCCAAGGCAAACGCGTTGCCGCGCCCCTTGTCAGTAAAGAAAAATGCGGCAAGGGCTGCCACAGTTGTAAGTAAGATAAATTCTGGTTTCACGTTGGATGTGTTAGAGGGTTAAAGATTCGCGGAACGCTTTTAAAACTTCGCTTGCGGCCTTAACCGGGTCAGTGTCACTTGACGGCTGACTGGTTTTCTTCAGTTCGTCGACTGCCGCTTGTATCGACTTATAGCCTTTTTCTATTTGGAGGAATGTTTCGTCGGTATAGGTGCCCGTGCGCAAGGCCTTGGCAAGCAAGTCCATCATTTCAAGGAGGTCTTTTTCGGACTTGACACTTAGCAACGGGGTAGAGGAATTAGCGCCCCAACATTTGAGCGAAGACCCTTCGAACATTTGGACTTCGATTAAGTCCGTCGCCTTTTCCTCCTTGTTGTCTTGCTTTTTTATTGTGCGGATACCAACCGAATGTTCGGTAATAATTCCCGAATCTGCCATTTTGAGAAAGTCAACGCCCAAGTCGTGCTTCCCAATTTTGGATTCGTAGTATAGCCCGAAGTCGTCTTCTTTTAGGACCTTCAGAACGCCCGGCACTTGGTTGCGGTCGTGGTCGATTAGGTGTTTAATCCTGGGTGCGCGGCTTGTGGGGCCTTGTTCTTGGATGGTCTTGGCGTAAGCCCCTTTGCGGATAATATCGCCGTCGCTGTCTTTGTTGTCGAAGGCCGAAAAGTAGCCGGTAACGATTCCTTCCCTTACGCTCACATCTTTAAAAACTGCGTCGACAAGTTTCAGAAGCGCCATATTTAGGGGGTTTACTGCGGGAATTAGCTATACAATTATAGCTAATCACGTTAGCAAATACTAAAACGGCTAGCAAACGGGGAAAATAGTTGCACATATCGCACCTTTCGCACACATTGCGAGAAACAAACCCGCCCTTAATGAAAAGAGTAAATTTTTACTACGTGCAATTTGGCGTTCGTGGAATGCCGGGCGACCCGCTATTCAGGTACACGGTCGACGTAATGATTGAGGGGCAAGTAAATGGCGGGCAGGTAATGGAGCTAATAAAGCGAATCTGTGTCGAAGTCGTGTACCGCGACCATAAAGTTACCATTGACCCAAACAATATTGTTTTTCAACTTCTTGCCCTTATTCACACTGAAGACGTAATTACCCCCCGCTAATGAATACATTCAACGACTTACCGCTTATAATCCGGCTTGCCGCGTACGTGTTTTCGTTTACCGTCTTGGTTGGAAGCATTGTGTCGCTGGTTATGCTTTTTGCCTCCCTAATCAAGCTTGGCCGGGCGTACGTAGCCGCCCAAGCCCGCATTCGGCAGACCCGGCGCAAACTCGAAGAAATCAGACGGCAAGGAAATGGAAGATAATATTATTGTTGCCGTAACGCTGTCGGTTTTGGTTGGGAACCTAATCGGCCAGCTTTTCTTTTTTCGAATAGTTATGCGTCATATAAAAAAGAAACTAGATGGACGCTGAAACGATACTAAAAAGACGCCTTGCCCTGGGGCTAACGCAAGCCGACCTTGGGCAGCGGATAGGCTGCGACCGTTCCCGAATTTCAGATTGGGAACGGGGCGTACACGTACCTAATACTAAGTATAAACGTCGTTTACGCGACATACTGCAATGAGTAACCGGCAAAGAATGGCTTTAGGCTTGGGGCTTATCATTGTAGGCATTCCCCTTATCCGGTTTTGTGTGCCTGCCAATTGGCAAGCCTTAGCGGGCTTTTGGCTTGGCGTTGTGTATGCTATCTTTAGACCTTTTCAAAAATGATAACAGCCGAAGAAGCTAGGCACTTAGCCCGAATGCAAGCAAGCCCGAACCTTCCCAGGATTGAGCAAAAAATAAAAGAAATGGTTATGCTTGGGCATAACGACTTGCGGGTTGCTTTTTACGTTAGCGACGCCGAAGCGGCATTTCTTAGGTCTTTAGGATACCGCGTAAGTATGAAGCATACAACAAGCGGGCAATTTGTAAACGGCGAATCTCATTTTCTGATAGAATGGTAAACCCTTAACCCTTATGCATATTGACGTACGCCTTGTCGCTACTGAACAAGAACTAACGGCAGACCCCGAAGTTACTTCGCCCCTCTATTCGGTTAACGTGTCGCATTACCTTGGCCGTATGGCTTACGCCTTGGGCGTTGGGGCGAAGGCTGCCCTTTGGTATCCCCCGCCCGGGAAAATCAGGGCAAAGACGCTGGCTCCGGTGCTTACGGCTGCCCTTGCCAAGCTGCAAGGAGAACCCGCAAGATATAAGGCATACGAAATGCCTGGGGCGACTTACGACGGTTTTATTTTGGCTATAAAGGGGCTTCTTGAAGCCTGCCAGCGTTGGCCCGAATCATTCGTTTTAATCCGGTGAAGTAATGGAAAAGACCCTTAAAACCTTAGAAGAAATCGACAAACATTACCGGCATACGCCTTGGCAGCCGGAAGTCGGTAAGAAGTTGTACTTGGAAGTTATCGTTACCAACCCCGACGAAGCCCGTATTCTTATGGGTTGGCTGTATAATAGCGATAAGGCGACCGAACTTTTAGGCGTAAGCTTGCAGGCAATACACTGGACAGGTATTCGCTCTAATGAGGATATAAAGCAAGCCCTTCGGGAATTTCTGCGAAATATCAACCTTGACGGGCAAGTAATTTAAACCCTTGATATATGAATTTATTCGAAGTTGCCGAAAAGTACGGGCTTAGTTGTTCCATAACAACACAAGCCGAAGAAGCGCCCCGCAGTTGGGAACCCGCCCCTAAGCCTTGGCGCGAATGGCGGGTTTCTTACAAGACAACGTATAGCTTTTCGGGGCGGCTTGGCAGGCTGCCCGAAGGGTTTGTTTCCTTCTCTTTTTCGCTCCCGACTTCAGACGGGAGCGCCGAAGCTGCCGTTATAGTAGAAAGGATTTGCCAAGCAATTTCTGAAACTACCAATGTTCCTAAGTAAATGGTTTGTTTATACCTTGTTTGACACAAAAAAACCCGCAAGCTTCTGGCCTGCGGGTTTTTCATCCAAGCGTTTTTGTCCGACAAGTTGTCCGACATTTTGTCGGAAAAGTTGCCAAAAAGTTTCCAATTAGTTCCAACCATAACCCGCCCGTTATGTATACACTATCGCATTACCCGTTCGCCTGCGAGTATCGTATCTATTCGCCCCAGGCAAAAGCCGTCGCAACCTTCAGCTACAAAGAAGGCAAACAGACCAAGACGCAAGCCCAAGCGGCTGCACAAGAAACCCTTCAGGAATTAAACGAAACGTATGCCGTTGAAATGGCAACGCCTTGGGAAGCCAAACCCGGCCCCAAGTTAAGCCCTAGAACGGGGCAGGCTTCGGCCAACGGGCGGTTCGCCCGTACCTTCTATCGTCGTTAATACTCCGCGACGCCCAAGCGAAAACGTCGTTGTTGGCGTTTTCGCTTTTTTTATTTAGTCCTTTATTCTTCGAAACACGACCGTACAACGACAATTGCAAATTTCTTCGGCAGGTGCCCCGTGGCTCGAATCGCCTGGGGCTTCCATTGAGTGCCCGCCAACGGTGAACGCTTCATCCATTCCAACCCGCTGCCGGTGGGCTGCCCGGTGGCTGTCGCGTTCCCTGCCGTCAAGTCTTGCCATCCATTCCTTCCGAAGCCGTATACCTGTCGCTTGTTGGGCATACCTTGCCCCGACTAATGCGGCGTGTCCACTGGCAGTGATCATTTCAGTTCGGGCAATTAAGATCGAACGCCTGCGGGTTAGGGCGTTCCAGCCTTGTCGAAGTGCTACGCTGATTTTAGACGGCCCCCAACCGTCGCGGGCCGCCTGACTGAGTACAGACCGAACAAACGCCTTGCTTGTATTGGTGATAGCCCTAATGCGGTCGGCTGCCATGTTGATTGCAAAGCGTTCCATTGCCCTCTCAAAAAAATTAAGCCGCTGCGGGTCGGGGGCCTTAAGCTGTACTACCTGCCGGTGGATGAATTCGGCAAAGTCAACGCCAACGGTAACGTATATCCCTCGAAATATGCGCGAAATCGGGTCTTCTTGAATAAGCCCTTCATCAACCCGTATGCCTAAGCGAAGCGCCATAAGTACGGGTTCGAACTGCTCATTCAAGGCACGGTTTACGGCCCGGCGAATCGACTTATAATGCCGTTCCCTGCGGAGGTCGTAAAGTCGATACGTCGAAATGGGCATTAGGCAATTTTTACAACCGTTGGATAATATATGTCGAGGTAGTCGTCGAATTCAACCGTACGGGCCGTTGTGCCCGTGGTACCTCCCGTCTTGTTGATTAGTACCCCAGGGTACAAACCAAATAAGGTCGAAACGTTTTGGGAAGCAATGGGTCCGACAAGTACGTTGTTTACGTAAAATTGGTGCGTGGTATTCGCGGAGTTGCCAAGGACCCGCAGCCAAACCCAATCGGTCGTAACTGCCGGACCTGCGGCCGTAGTTGCTGAAGTGCCGTTGTGCGTTGAAGCGACCCAGTTTACGTTAGTGGTTCGCTGGTACACTAGGGCAATATGGGCGGCCCCTAGCGGGTTTGCCGGGTCAGCCCATAAGCCAAACCCGCAAACGAATTCGTCGGCAGTGGTAGCAAGAACGGGCACTTTTATAAGTGCGTTCATATCGACATACGCGTTCTGGTTGGGCCTAATAAGCGCCCCCGACATATTGTGCGCCCGAAAGATTCCCGCCCTGCCCGTTGTCGTTGAACCCGTCGAGCATTCAATTACCCCTTCACGACCTGCGTTTGACTTTTGCAGAACGGTTGCCCCCGTGCCGTTGGTAAGACCCGCAAAGCCTGCCGACCCGACTAGCGACGAATAGAAATACTTCGGACCGTTCACAAAGTCTTTAAAAGACGGCGCGAATACGCCGTCGATATATCCCTTCGTGCCTACGTCTAGGACTTCAGTAACCGGGCTTAAATTTCGCATATTAACCTACGACAGATACTTTATAAGCGCCCGAAGCGGGGGCGGTTCCAAAGATAATTTGAACGGAATTCGCGTCGACTTTCTTTACGTCGGCAATTACTTTCTCGCCCGTTGCGGCCGCTTCCCAAACCGTAACGGTCGGGTCGGTATTGTTCAGGTTGTGGGTAACCGTGTAAGTCGTTGCCGCCCCGTCGCCAATGGTAAACGTACTTTTACGGGCAGTAACGGCAACGTCGATTGCAATTACCCCGCCCGAAATGCTTATGCCCGTTCCCTGCGTGTAGCTTGTGCCCCCTCCGATTTGCGTCCAAACAAACGCCGTCGTACCAATCGTGTAAGGTCCGTCGGTTGTCATTTGCCAGTTAGTGTTTCCGCCTGCCGTGCCCTGGGAAACAAAGACTGTTGCTCCTTCGAGTTCTGAAGCCGCGTCGAAGTCGGTCGTACGGGTCCAAGCCCCCGACTGTACTAGGTAAATGCCGTTTTGTGAACCCGTCGACTGATTCTTTACAAGAATACGGTCGTTTGCCACTAGGGCAACCCCGTCGACGGTCTGCGTACCCGAAAGTGTTAGGTTGCCAGTTGATGCGGCTTTGACCGGCTCCTTCCATTTGTAGCCTTGAACGGCCGCGTCGACATAGTTCTTGGTTGCCACGTCCTGGGCGGCCGTTGGGTCGGTAACGTTGGTAATTTTGTTACTATTGGCGTTTAAAATATTGGTTAATTTCATAATTAGGAAACGTAAACCCGTCCGGTTTGAGGTGAGGAATGGAAGAAATGGATTTCGTTGGCCGAAATGTATTGTTTGTCTGCAAAAAGTTCGTTGCCTTGGGCGTCGACTGCCGTTGCGTTAGGGTAAGTGTTCAGCAAGTGTTGTACTACCCAAGTCGTTGCCCCGCTGTTCTGCGTGTGAATGTAAGACAGGCTGCCCCCTCCTTCGTTCGAGCTTGGGGCAAAACCTGCCACAACAGTAAAATTGATTTGCTGCGGGGTCTGACTAGCGACAAGGTTTACGCTCGTTGCCCCTTGGGTAACTTCAAAGTTTATGGTTGGCGGCTGTATTACGGTAATGTTCATTTTAGTCCGGTAAAACGTTTACGGTAAGCCTGCCGTACGTCTTGACAATGCCGCCAAGGGTAACTTCCACTTCGATATAATAGAAACCCGGCCGAATGGCTGCCGTCTGCAAGTGCGTCTTCTGGCCTAACCTGAAAAAGCCGTTTCCTCCTTCGGCGCTGCCGTCTTCGCTACTCCATTGCAAAACAACCGGGCCGCTTGCCGTTTCCCGCATCTTGGCCCGTACAATTGCCCCGCTGAAATTGGTTGCCGGGTCGTCGGTATGGGTAAACGTAATCGGTGCCCAGGTGTCGCCCCGTACAAGGTCACCAAGAAAGGCTTCAGCTATTGCCATAAACGGTAAATTTCCAATAAATATATAAACAAAAAAAGCCCGGCCCTAATTGATAGGGTCGGGCTTGTATTATAAGGTAATTACTTTATAGATACCCATTTCTTCAAGGGCCTTGCCTATTCGGTCGAAGTACTTTTGATACTGCGGCCCGCCCCCCTTGGGGGCAACCCAAACCGTATAAACCCGGCTTTCGGTATTATAAACTGCTAAGGCAGGATACCAGCCTTCCGGCACGGGGTATCGCTGGTTTGACGTATCGGCAATGTCTTGGGCAAGTTCTTTTAGGGTAAGCGTGGCCCCCTCCAAGCTTTCGGGCGTAACTGAAAAGTCTTTTAGAACGACATTCTTTTGCCAGCCTTCATAAAACATTTCGCTGGTCATACTGAAGGGTTCGGGCGGCTTGGTGGATTTGAATTCAAGCGAACCAACGCAGGCGAATTCCTTGCCTTTAACTTGTAATACAAAACGATCTTCGGACTTCACTTGGCGGCCCTCCTTTCTGCCTGGGCAAGTGCTTCTTCAAGCCGTTCTTTAAACTTGCTCCGCATACGCTTGGCGTCGCGGTCCTTGGCTTGCATAAGCTTGGCTTCCATTTGTGCCTTCATGCGGGCATCCATAATTGATATAACAATTCGGCCGACTACGCCAAACAGGCTAAGAAGGGTAATTACTGTTTTTGCGACTGACATAAAACGGGCGGGTTTTAAGGGTGAATTAATTAGTAGATGTGGCAAGTACGTCGACTTGTTCGGCCATTTCTAGGTCGTAATGCCAAGACGTAGCAGGGCCGCAAGCTAGTTCGTAAATTATTCCATTCGGGCGAAGACAAATGCCGATAACCAACCGCTTTACTTGTTCACGGTCGGTTTTAAGGTATACTTCTTGACCTAGATCGAATTTATTTTCTATAAACCTCATACATACAAACGGTATTCGTTTTTCTTGCCCTGCGTGGTAGCAGAACGTTCATTATAGATTATCTTTCCGACAGTCCGGCCGTCGCCCGACCTGTACAGGGTAACGGGCGGGTCGTCGTTTGACAGGATTTCAACCGCAAGCGGCCGGTCGTGCCCTCTTACGAAGTCGTGAAACTCTTTTTTGTTGGTCGTCTTATAGTTTCGTTCCATTCTTGGCAAAGTAATCAAGCTGCAATTCTTTTGCAATCCGTATGCCTGTTTGCTCCTCCTCCTCCGCTTGTTCTTGCTCCCCAGGCAGGCGGATTGCCCCAAGCCTAGCTTCCGACGCTTCTTCGGGCGTTGGCAAGGGCTGCCCCTTGTCGTCGGCGTAGTAATCAAGGGCGCTGTCTTCTTCAAGTCCCATCATACGCTGTTTGTCGATGCCTTTAATCCACCAAGCCCCTTTCAAGGCCTCAACCTGATCTTTTACGTTCTGTTGCAGGGCTTCTACTGCCGACAGGTCGGGCGTTACCCAAATGTTTTTGTCGTTGTACTTCTTTTGGATGCCCTTATTGATTGCCCCTCTAATTCGGTACAACTTGGGAAGAATAGCGTGTTTATACGCTGCCTTCTCCATTTCGATAAGGTTATTATAAGTACTTGCGCTGTTATCATTTAGCAGGTTTACGGGGAAGTGATACAGGTTACAAAGTTCCCCCCGCGTATAGGGCCGTTGGGCAAGAATATTCAAGTCGACGGGCGAAAGACCTACTTGCTGAAACTTGACAACGCCCGTAGTAACTAGGGTCTTTCGGGCGTGGTCTTCGCCCGTGTAATTACGGTCGAGCGTGTCGCGTAATTGCTCGAACTGGTCGGTACTGAATGCCGTTTCCTGGGGAAGGCCTTTTTCCTTGGAAATTATGCCGCCTGGGCCTTGATTTTGAAACGCCCGAATCGAAGATCGTACGGCACTATTGTCTTCTTGCAGGGCAAGCAGTCCCGCCCTAATTGGCGACATTCCCCTTCGGTCGCTTGCGTCGCCCCGGTGGGGGTTAAATAGCTTGGCATGAAGGATTTCTTCGGCAGGAATACGAAACTTGGCTTCGTTTTCCTTGCCGACGGGGAACCAATACTGAATAGGGGTAAACCTGTCTTCGCCGGGCTTTAGTGCCCAATGCGGAGGGGCAAGGCTAAACCATTGATGCCGGCCGCTTAGATATTCTTTTTGATAGGTAAGGGCCTCCCCATTGATGCATAAAAAGCCTAGCTGCTCTCCTATGAATTCTTCCCAGGACTGATCGACATTGGGGTGTTCAAGCAGTGTTTCGTAAAGTTCGTGGTCGTCTAAGTCCGTTGCCTTGCCGCCCTTCCACGTTTGGACCTTCCAAGGAATTGCCGCCCCCATTTCGACAATGGACATAATAACGGCGTATATCGTGGCGTTGCCCCCGAAGCCGTTTACAAGATAGGTACTTTGGCCGTCTTCTAAATATTGGGCCTCCTTCCAACCGTATTCGCCTGCAACAATATGGTACGGGTGCGGCCCATTCACAATGTCTAGCCCCATTAGGTTGCCAAGCCATTTGTCCAGCTTGTTTAGCTTTAGTAGCTTCATCTAATCTGTTTTTTAACTGTTGAAGTATTAACCGGGCGGGTTATTGCTTCTTTAAAAAGTTTTCTATGGTGGCAGCTAGAAAAGACAACACCCAAAAGCCGACAACCATAATCAAAAAGGCTGTTTCTTGTTTCATAGCTTCCCCCTCCTTGCGATTTCAAGCCGCATTTCCGCCTCGATTTCCGAAGGGCTTGGTGCGTGGTTGGTCTTGTGAAAGAAACTCTTTTCAACGCCGCTAATGCGGTCTATTGCCCTGGTTCTTTGGACACGGGGCCAACGGGTGCCCTCTTTGCTGAAGACAGTGAGGCTTACGGCCCCTTTATAGGGCTTGGTTTTATCGGTTCCGACGAATATTACGCGCATACGGTTAGATACTTATACTGCCTTCTACTTCGTTTCCGAATGCATCCCAACCGGCCCGGCGCTGCCTTGCGAACATTTCTAATCTAGGTCCTGGCGAAACGGATTCTATAAGTTCGTATGCCGCTTCGGGTTTCTGCGAATGCCTCTTTCGGTCTGAAAATATTACATTGGGTTGATAGCGTTTCAAAGGGAAGATGCATCTTTTTTTGTAAGCGAAAAGCATTGTTTCGGTTCGGTGTATCCAATAGTTACCCATTCCGCTTGGTTTTACCCAATGTATAGGCGCTAAATAGGTAAAGCCCCAATGCTTTATAAATTCGAAACCTTGTGCGAAGTATTGATTGGTTACCCATAAGTAAAGATGGCAACCTTCTTCGGCCAACTCGCCAACCGGCAAGTCTTTTATTTGCTCTAAATTCATAGTACCATAAGGTAAGGCAGGTTTTACAACGTGTTTACCTTTGCGGCTCCCCGTCATAGTTAGCGCCCAGGGCGGGTCTATTTGGATTGTGTTGTATTTCATCCTACTAAAACGTTTCCCTCGTTGTATTGTACGCCAAGTTCGGTGCCGATATACCGTACGGCGTCCCAGGCGTGGTTAAAGCGGTCGATTGGCTTGTTAAGTGTCCTGCCCTCTTTATCAACCTGCCACTTGTAAAGCTTTTGCTCCTTGATTATGCCCGTACTCCTTGCGGTTGCATACAAGTTATATCTTTTTAGAATATCTATGCCCGTTCTTATGCTGTCGGGGCCTTTTTCTACCCCAAAAATGTTCCATCCCAGGTTATAAAGCTCCTGAATACCCATAGGGTTCGCACTATCAGCAACGGTTTTGGCAAGCCTGTCTTTGCCCATTTCAAGCCAACGGGTCGAAATGTCGGGCGTCGTTAGCCGCGTTTCGTAAAGCAACTCGTCGAAGTATAGGTTGTTTTGCCAAATAAACAGATCGTACGAGGCCGTCGGGTCGACGGTAAATCCGAAGTCCAACCCGTCGCCAACCCTACGGGCAAGGTCTGGTACACGGCCAACAATACCCATCTTGGGGAAGATAAGACCCGTAACAACTCCGTATTCGCCAAGCCCGAATATTTGCCAATATTCGGGGTCTTCATCCGATAGCATTTCGATTTCGCGAATGCGGTTATCTGATAAGAAAGGGTTGTCTTTATAAGACGACTGAATTACTTCAACGTCGCCATACTTAGGCATACGCTTGTCTTCAAGTTCGGTCTTAATCCAAGTGTTTATGTCGGAAGGGTTGAAGTCTAAGTATATTCGATGCTCAGTTCGAAACAGGAGTTGCCTAAAATCGTCGTAAAGGATTTCGTTGGCTTCCGACACGTTCAGCACGTCGCGCTTTCTAGAACGTACTTTCTGTTGATTATCGACGCTGAAGAATTCGACCATTCGGCCCCGATACGTAAAGGTAAGTTCGGTCTTGTTAACCTTCAGGCGGGAGTAAAGATTATGATTGTGAAGGATTTCTTCAAAATCCCTAAGCACGGAAGCCTTCAGGGCGGGAAGGGTCTTACGAACTACGGACCAGACGCCATTAAGAAGGGATACGCCCGGCATAACGTATCCCTTGAAAAGAAACAAGACGGCCAGTTGGGCAAGACTGTACGACTTACTGCTTCGGGTGCCCCCTCTATTAATAACGATCTTCGCCCCGCTATCGTGGTTGGCTTCCCATATTGGGGAAACTTCGAAGTCTAGGTTGGGGGCTTGGGTGTTCACTGTTCGGTGCCGTCAAAATCCCAATCAAGGGTTACGTAATAACTTGCCCCGTCAGTCGGTGCCGGACCTTCTTTGATAGGGCAGTACTTGCCCCAATATTCGCAACATTGCTTGTAAATAGAAGGGCTTACAATGATTCGGGCGGGCTTGCCCCGTTCTAAAATATGATTCGCCCCAGGTTCGCAAAGACCCGAAACGGCTTGGGCCAAGTCTTCGCGGCCGTCCCCCGTTAGTACATACAATCGACCGTTTCCTTGGTACAAGAAATACGGGTCTTCCCTTGTTCCTAATGCCATAGTTATACCTGGGGCGGGTTTTCTTTGGTTTCCTTATTGCTTCTCCTTACGTGAAATGTCAATTCCCCTACGTTGTCGCCAACGTCTAAGGTCGTCTTCTCAACATACATTCCCCTAATCTTCGCGATTTTGTCAACGGCTGCCATCGGGTCGTGTAGTTCGATTTCGGTCGTATAGTCGATTGCAATTACTTCGTCGTCGATCTTAGTTACGCGCTTAGTCTGCTTTAACTTCTTGATTAAGTGAATGTTGGCAAGGGCTTCGGGCTTGTCAAGCTTCAGCACAAGCCCCTGGTCTTCGTCGCGTTCGACGAAGGGTTCGAACGTGCCCCGCCCCCAAGCCGTTAACCGCTTGGCGGCTTCCCCTTTACCCATCGACAGGGCGTCGAGGTATTCGTCGATTGCAGCCTTTACGTTAGATTTCTTTAGATTTTCGCAAGCCGATTCGGCCGCTGAATTGGGGCTATATCCTGCCCGAATGGCGGCTTGTGTTGCATTGAAATCTTGACAATATTCGACTATAAACGCCCTTTGTTTGGCGGTTAATTGCTTGGGGCTTTCAGCTTCTTGTTGTTCCTCCGCTTCCATAAGAAGTAATTAAAAGTGCAAGGTGAAGGAATCGAACCTTCATGCCCTGGTTGTCCTTGTGCGACAGTTGCCGGGCTGTTAATAGCGTCTACCATGTCGGACCCGAAGTCCGTTCTTCCGCCAACCTTGCAAGGCTATCCGGCCTTATTTCAAATATACGGCTTCAATTGCATAAACGCTGCCCGGTTCTGCGATTTGTTCCAGGGCGTTGTTTGCTTGGCTTGCCCTAGTGTATAACGAAGCCTTATCGGGGCTGCCCTGCCAAGGTTCGCCCGTCCTGAAGTACTGCCAGCCCCCAAGGGTTAGCGACGGGTTAATAAGGGTTTCGGTAAGGGTGGCAGGCACGTATCTTTTAATTACAAAGTGTTGTTCTAGCATGATTTTAAGGGTTTACGCATATTGAACCATTGCTTGATAAATAAAGTCCTTATGGGAGAAAGGAAACCCGAAGGGCTGCCAACTCCCATCTAAGGCGGCCCGAACTGCCACTTCAAGCCCCTGGGCATCCCGTGCCGACAGGACCTTGTAGGCAATAATGCGACGTTCGGGGCTTGAAGGTACGGGCATTAATCTTCGGAAGTTGGGTAGTCGGTGGGTGGCTCCCATTGGCGGGCCTTCTCGGTTTCATCCTTGCCCCGGTCGAAGTTAAAAATCATACCCGACGCTTCGTCGCCTTCCCAACGCTTTTCGGCTGCCTCCGCATTGCTAAGTGAAACGCGTATTTTCTCCGCGTCGTATCCGGTAAAAGTAAGGCCCCAGGCTTCGGGCGGGCTTTCCTCATACTTGACTATAAGCATAAACACAAGCCCGGCATTGACTACGGGCGTTCCGTACGGCTGCCAGCCTTTGGCAATGGCTTGGTTTAGTTGCCTAGACAGGTCGAAAAAACCCGCCCCCGATAATGACTTTGTTTCTGTGATCTTCATAAGATAGTGATTTAATAGGTTGGGTAACCGTAAGAAGCAAGTTCGGGGTTTATGTTTTCGATAATGTACACAATGTCGTTACGAACTTGGTCTTCGCTCCATTCCTTCCAAGTGTCGTAATATGAAGGGCAGTCGGTAACAGTAAGAAACTTGCCGTCTTTGTATTTAATGTTCTTGGACCAAAGAACGCCCGACGGGTTGCGGTTGCTGAAAGAAAGCCGTTCGCCTGCTTTTAGCCTTGCAATGTAAGTGTCGGCTTTAACTTCGGCTTCGGTCTTGTCCTTCGGGGCTTGGACCTGGGCAAGCTTGGCGTTAGCGTCGGCCAATTGCTTACACAAACCGTCGCGCTTTTGTTTCAAAATAAGTACTTCGTCGGCAAGTTCGTCGCGTTGGGCTTCGGTCTTGGTAAGCTGCTTGTCTTTGGTTTCAATGGCAGCCCGCAGCCCGGCAACCCGGTCTTCGAGGTCGTTGTTTTTATGCTTCAGACTAGCGGCTTCGTTGTTGGCTTCTTCTAAAGACTTTCGACGGTGTTCGCAGGTCTTTTCAGCCTGGGCAAGCTTGGCGTTGGCTTCCTCTAGCTTTTTGATATTAGAAGTTAATCTTTCGACTGTTAACTTTAGTTCGTTGCGTTCCCCTATTGCGTTGATGTATTGGGTTTGAAGCTTGTCGTTTGCCTTGTCTAGCTGGTCGTACTTTTCTTCAGCCTCGACAAGCTTGGCCTTCAGAACGCCGATTTCGTCGGCAAGCTTGACGGTTTCGTTGATCTTGTTAGTAGTAGCGTCGATACTCATTCGGGCCAATTCATTGCGTACTATATCCCTGATTGCTTGTTCGTGTTCGTACGAATATATTAGTTTAGTCATTGGGCGGGGCTTTGTTGGTCTTCATCTTTAGGCAGTAATACAACCCGTACAACCTGCCGTTCTTGATAAGGGGGCCGCATTGGATAGCGGGCCTTCATTTCCTGGCAGTGACGTACGGTCTTTTCCCGTTGGGCTTTGAAGTCGTCAAGGCTTGGGGGCGGCATTTTGGGCGGGGTCGGTTTTAGTATGGTTTGGAGCATCAACCAGACAAAGTATAAATACAATGTCATTGTCGACAGGGCAATAAGTAGCAGCATAAAAGTAAGTACTATGTAAGTACTAGGTCGGATTGTGTTTGTGAATGGAATGACGGCGTAACTGAAGTCGAAGGTCTAAAGCGGGTGGGTTCATTGCTTGGTAAGTTTTAGTTTTTAGAAGGGTTTCGCAAGGTTTTATAAAACAAGACGCCTGCGCATAATTCGAAAAGCTTATTTATTGCGTCCTGGTCGTTCATTACCTCGACTAGTTCGCGTTCTACCTTCATGCTTTGAACGGCTTCAGGTTTAAGCAAATCGCATAGCGTACGGTAAAACGCTTCGGCACCTTTGGGAGAATCAAAATAGAATTCAATCGGCGTTTCGTCGGGAAGCGTAAGGGTCAGTTTAGCGGCTTTCATTGGTTGGCGGGTTGGTTTTAAATATGTAAATAAACAGTTCGGTATACTTGGCAAGAAGGTGGTCTTCTGCCCGTTGCTTGGCGCTGGTTAGGTCGTATTCTGGACCTATGTAATCAGTGCCAAGCCATACGTAATAAACGGGGCGCAACTTAGCATCTATCCAATCAATAGAATAAACACCGATCGGGGTTTGCGCCGTTGCTTGGGTGTAATGGGTATGCTTTACCGGGTCGGTCCATTTCATAAATGAATTGCGTTCCATTCCTTGACGAATTGATTGTAAGACATGGCAATGATATAAAAGCCCCCTGCGGCAAGGACTTCTTCCCGGCGTTTAAGTTGGGGTTCCTTCATAAAGTCTTTTCCAACCTTGACTTCGACGGCAACCTTTACCCCGACGCAATAGGGCAGCTTTCCAAGAATGTTGTATACTGTTATAGGCTTGATTGCGTCAATGTCTTCAAAGCCCGGCAGCATTCCCGACGGTATCCAAGACCCTTTTTGGTGCCTAAGCCTGCCAACAACGTCGGTGTAAGTCTCTCCTTCCGTATACCTGCCTTGTACATTGACCCGACGGGCGGCCCCTCCGTTCTCCTTCACGAAGGCAATGATCTGATCGGTAAGTTCATTGGCGGGGCTTTGTTTCTTTTCCCGGTTAAAGTCGAAGTACTCGTTTACCCTTGGGTTTCCGGCCGTTTCTAGCTGCCGACGCTGTTTTTTGGGTGGTTTTGGGTCTTTTTCCATAGTTTGTTATAAGTGTTAGAACCGTTATTGCGTAAGTCATTGATTAACAGCGTTCTTAACTTTTTTAACCTTTTTAACAAAAAAAATAAAAGAGTAGGCATACTTTGTAATCTTGTGTGTCGGTCGGGTGTTCCCCGAAAACGAGTACGGGGAACTTTGTCGATTTTTCCGTTAAAAACGTTATTTTTGTTAAAGTGCTGACACTCAGGGCCTCCATAGCTCACTTTTTTGCCCGGTTCTTAACACGTTTAAAACTGTTAAGAACCGGGCCTTCGGCAGTCAGTCTTGCGGGGGGCGCGTGAAGCGGTAAGGGCGACCAATTCGGCTAGTTGTGCAATAAGCCGCTTCGGCCCCTTCGTGGTATTTAGAAAGCCGGTAAAGGTGGTAACTCGTTAGCTTTCCGGTTTTGTACCCCAGGCGCTTTAAATGCCGCATAATAGTTACCCTATCAAGGTTGCGGGTTTGGTGTTCAAGCTCGGAGTAAATGTCGGCAGCCGTCATAAAAATTTCTTCGCGGTCCTCAACACAAAAGGCTTCAATACATTCTTCAATGAAAGTGTCGATTAATTCTTCGGTCTTGGTGCGGGTGTTTTGAACGACTTCCGAAAGGGTTTCCGTGTAAAGCAATTCCGGCCGGAACCAAGCCCGGTCTTCGCGGGGGTAATGTATCTGCCGGGTCTGAAGGGTAAACAGAAGGGCGGGTATTTCTTCGATCATTTTTTCGAGAAGGTCGGGGTCGTTGCGCTCGAACTTGGGAACCTCAACAACCATATACCTAATTTCTTCCCGGTCGATTTTAATAAACTCCTTGTTGTTGGCAGTCATTAATATTTTGCCGTAGTAATCGACGGCTTCAGAATCTTTGCCCTTGAACTGAAGCCATTCGGTTCGGGCTGTCGCCATACTCTTAATGCGTTCGGATTCCTTCTTTTTGTCAATGTCGACGTAATTTTCGTCGATCATTAAAAGCAGCTTGCCGACAAAGTGCGCGTTGAACTGCGTTTGAAAGTTTTCGTTTTTTAAGATTACGGCGTTCGACTGAAAGATTGCCCTAAGTAGTTCGAAGACCGTCGTCTTGCCCGTCTGCCGTTGTTCGGATACAAGACAAAGCACGGGCAGGACTTGCGTCGGATGCCGCCAAAGTATCGTTAAGTAATCCCAAAACAGGGTAGCCTTATCCCCGAAGACGTGCTGAATAAACCTGTCGACGTGCGGGTGCGCCCCTTGAATAAGTTCGTGGGTGATCTGATTGTAAATATTATAACTGCGGCCGATTTCGGATTGATAGCCTTCGTGCGCGGGCCGCATGACAAAGCTGTCGTACTTGGGAATGCTGCGGGCGGCCTTCTTGCCGAAATCAAGAATAATTTCTTCCTTCGACCATCGAACAATCTTGCTTAACTGATTGCCCCGCAGGTCGGTAATCTGTATCTTCTTGTAATAAGTTGTTCCAACTCTAATGTACGCCCCGATAGAATCGCCTGCGGGCGCTTCTGGCTGCACTTCGGCCTTGGGGGCTGCCTTGGATCGATCTAGTGGCTTGCTCTTGCCGTAGCCCTCCGCAAGCAGTTTTTTTGCCGCTTCTTTGAAGTCTCCCTTGCATTCAAGCATAGCGTAAACGGCATACGGCTTGTAAGGCGTTTCGGGCGTAAACATTGTCGATGTACTCCAAACCCAAAAGCGGCCGGGTATCTGGTTGTAGTTGGCCGAATAGGCCGACGTTGTTTCCCCAGGTCGCAAAAATCTTACCGTGTCGTCAATGCGGCCCGTAACGGTCCAACCGTGTTTAACAAGTAGGGCTTCAAGGTCGCCCCGTTGGTCGTAATCGTCGCCTGGGGAGAGTTCCCAACCTCCTTCGGTCGGGGCCTCCTTAGTCAGGCTAGGCGGGGCGTATTCGTTTAAGGACTGACAGACCGACAGAAGCGTTGCCCGTTCCTCAACTGTGATAAGCGGTATTTCCGACAGGTCGGCCGCAGACATTACCCGGTAGCCTTCCGACGGGGCGCAAATAATGTAACCTCCTTCGCCCCTCGTTTCAATCAAGACCCGTACGTTATCGGCCTGGGCTGCCTTATCTGCCAGAAGGTAAGCTTCGTTTTCTCCCTTGCCCTTTGCCATTTCGGCCGCCCGTACCTTTCGCCTTGTATCAACCCTTTCTTCTTCGGTCGTTGGCCGTTGGGCAAGTTTCTGGTTGCCGCCAATCGTTTCGCAACGGTACACCAAATGACAACCCCGCCCCTTGGTTGATTGAATCACAAGCTTGTAAAACAAGTCGGGGCAAGCTTCTTCAAGTAGCTGCTTAAACCTGGGGTAAAGGGTGCCCGAAATGTCGTATTTTAAATCAATGTCGACGACTTCGACCCGGCCGGATACGGCCCCGCATATTAACGCGATTTGTGCCGCCCCTGCAAACGCTGCAAGGGCGGCTTTACGCTCCATTGGTTTTCGTTGGTATGGTTTCCACGTTGATAAAGCGGGGCGTTTATCCTTGGCAGGAATAACCGACAGCCCGGAAGAAAGGTAAACTTGTGCGGCTTCTTCAATGGTAGGCACCATACGTTAAAAAGGGTTTGTTTAAAGCGACAATTCGAGCAACCTAGGCGAAAAAATAGCCCGGTCAAAAATGAAATCTTTCTCGTTTACAGGATACCGAAAGGATAATTTGTCTAATGAAGTAACCCGCGACAGGGCAACATAGGCTTGCCCGTGTTCGAAGGCTCCCGTGCCGAAATCTACGTGCGCCCCGTCAAGGGTAAGGCCTTGGCTTTTGTGTACGGTTATTGCGTATCCTAACTTAACAGGAAATTGGGTATAAACCGTTTCCGCTTCGGCAACAAGTTGGGTCTTTTCGTCAATCTGTTGAACCTGCGTCGGGTCGGGCTTGGGGGCCTGTTTGGCGGCTCCTTCGTCGCCAATCTTGGCTTCGTGTTTGTGTTCCCGGTAACGGACTTTAGTCCATACGTACGGCTCGACAAGTACGTAAGAACCGTTGTCAAGCTTTACCGACAGGTTGCAACCCGCAAGCGTCGGTTCCTGGTCGTCGTCTTCGTCGTCGGAGTAGCTAAGGGGAACGGCACGAATAAAGGTGCCCATTTGGCCGTTTTTGAATTCAGCCGTATTGGCAAGCATCATAACCCGGCAACCTTCTTTTAATTCCAGCGTTTGCGGGGCGGGCTTTTGCTTTTCTTCAAGTTCTCCTTCAAGGGTTGCTTCGAATACGTACTTAGTACCCGGCAGGGCATTAAGCTTGCGTTCGTTGATTGAATCGGCCCGGGCGTTGGTGCAACAAAGGCAAAGATCGGTATTGGCTGGCATTCTGATTTTGGCGTTCAAGACTTCAAGCATACGGGCCGTAAGCCTGGGCGTCTTGTCGGGGTCGCGTACGTAGTTTAAAAGATTGACTTGCTGCGGGTTCTTTTGACGGTGAACTTTTTCAAGCTTGATCATTGGAATTCGGTTCTTGTCTTCGTCGAAGCACTTGGCCGAAAAGAAAAACCGGCTGCCGTAGGTACGCTTCAGATACCCCGTTACGTCGACCTTGGGGGTATCCACAACGACGGGGGGCAGTTGGCAAAGGTCGCCAACGACGCGAACGCACTTGCCGCCCCAGGGCTTTTTAGGGTCAATCCGGCAAAGGCTTTCGTACAAGAAGTTCATAAAGTCCGACCGAACCATTGAAACCTCGTCAATTAGTAAGAAATCAAACATGGTTACTTTCGGGCGGGTGAATTCCCCGGGCGTTAGGTAGTCTTTCATTTTCTTACCAAGCCCAAGAAAGCTGTGCAAGGTCTGCCCGGTAATGTTAAGGGCGGCAAGCCCCGTCGGGGCCGTCTTAATGACAATTCCCGGGTTGGTCGAAATCCAATGCCTTACAAGTGTACTCTTGCCCGTGCCTGCGTTGCCAGTAAGAAACAAGAAGGGAATTGTTCTGTCCGACATTAGACGAAGGTGTTCTTTGTAGTCGGCAAACATATCAACCGTTACGGGTTGGGGCGGGGCAGGCGGGGCGGGTCCGTCGGCAACGAAAAAGGTTTCGGTATCAAGTCCTGAATCAAGTATAAACCGAATCGTTTTTTCAACGAAGCCGTCGGGCTTGCCTGTAACGTCAATGTCTTGTATTACTTCGTAGTCGCTTTTTCGAACCACGTACACGAAGCGGGGCTTGGGTTGGGTTTCCATTGTTGGGCGGGTTAGGGGAAAAGAAAGCCCGACCAGTTCGGCCGGGCTTATAGGGTCAAAACCAATTAAGATCAAAACGGCAATTGGTCGTCGTCGTCGTCGTCAACGGGCGCCGTAACGACGGGGGGCTTGCCCGCCTGACCCTTTTGCTGATTCAACATATTTACCTGCGGGGAAGGCAGCGGGGCAGCGGGGGAAGTTGCGCCCTGGGGCTTCAGTTCTTCCGGCTCGAAGCCTGCGATCGTTTCCTTGTATTCCTTGCTAATCTTCATCTTGTCTTGAATGTACTTGGGCAAGCCGCTGTAAATTTCCCAAGACCATTTCCGGTAAGTTAAGACCCGTTGCGCGGTAAACGGTTCGGGCTTGGCCGACCCTTTGGGCAGCCTCGACATACCAAGGGCTTCGTAAAATGTTTTGCCCACGTTCTTGCCCGTGCCCGGCTTGTGACCGACATTAAGCAGACCTGAAGCGCCCATAAGGGATAACAGGTTAAAGCCTTTAAGTTCGTCTTCGGTAAGGTCTTTGCCCCGCCAAGCGTTGAGGAAACCCCGTAACGATGCCTTCGGAGAAAGGTACTGCGAAAACTCCATTCGGATAAGTTGCGCCCGTTCGGGTTCGTCGCCAAACTTTACCCTTTCGCTGGGGATTTCAAAGCCCAACATAATCTTCTTTACGGGCTTTTCGGGGCCGCCCTGAAACGAAGTCATAACCGTGCCGATTTCGACGAATTCGCAAAGGATAGCCGGATAATTGCCCGGCTCCATTAGCTCAAAACTTGCGCCTTCGTCGGCAATAATGTACTCGTTTTCGTTGCTGTTTTCGTTGCTTTTCATTGCTGTAATTGTTTAGATAGTTGCTAAATGGCTGCCTTCGTGGCAGTCGTGAAGGGGCAAGGGTTCGAACCTTGCTGCGGGTCGGTTGCGAACCGTGCCCGTACGCCGTGCCCTTCGGCCTATTGGCCCGGTCTTATCCGGCATTGAATGAAGCAATGATTACGCCCGGCTTGGTGCCCGGCTTTGCCGTGCCGATAATTTCGACGGTAACGCTTGCCGGTTTTCGTGCCCAAGTGTAATCGGTCTTGCCGCCCCAACTGTTGCCATTCCATTCGTAACCTTCCCCGTATGGGTGGATTTGCGCGGCTTGCGTTGGGTCCCTTGCGGCAACTACGGCCGAATCGTGCGTATCATATCCGATATTATCGGTCTGCGATATTAGATAAAGTTTCATAGGGCGGGTTTATTTGTGTTCATCAATTGCGAAAAACAATTCGCGGCCGTTGTATTCCATCAAGACAAGCCATTCGTTTTCTAGGCATTCGTACACGTCGTCGGCAGTAAGCCCGGCATCCTCGAAGCGCCGTACGACCTGCGGAAGCACGTACAAACGGTCAACTTCAAGGATGCGGTACAGGGCGGCTTTAAGGTTCATAGAAGCTTTAATTGTTCCCGTGCTTTTAGGGCTTTGGCTTGCTTGTTGGTAAGCTTGGGGGCAGCCCCGGAAAACAACGACAATTGGGTTTGCTGTTCGTGCAATCGTTTACAAGAAGCCTTGTAATATTCTTCATCTAGTTCGATTGCAAGAAAGTCAAACCCTAGCTGGTCGCAAGCTAAAGCAAGGCTTCCGCTTCCGCTGTGGGTGTCTAGGATACGGTCGCCCGGCTTGGCGTAGTTTTGCAGGAGCCACTTGTAAACCTCCACCGGCTTCTGTGTAGGGTGGATGCGCGTACCTCCCTTTTGGAAAGGCTTGCGTTCTACAATCCTTGCAGCCTTTTGAAATGAACTGTATGCTAATTCAAATTCTGAGAACTGGCGCCCAACACATTCATTTGTCTTAAACCAGCATATCCAGCCCATAGAAGGGGGCAAATACTCAACAAAATAGTTTCCACCCCATACAATCTGTTCAACAGATACGCGGTTTAATTCTTTGAAATAGTCAGCATTAGGAATACCGCCATCCCAACTTTTGCCCTTGCCTGTAAACTTTTGTCGTATCCAATGGCTGTTACCTTCTTCCATACCCAAACCATACGGTGGGTCCACAATCGCCAACTCGAACGCCTTGTCCGGCAACCCCCGCATCACGTCCATGCAGTCGGCGTGTAAAATTTTGTTTATTTCCATTGTTCGGCCTGGGTTTGAAGAAGTCTATATTCCGCTAATTGCGCCTGTCGAAGTTCCCATTGCAAAAGGACTTCGTTGGCTTCGATACTGTTTACGCGTGACCCGCGTACGATTTCCAACGGGTGTGCATTGGCTGCGGCTTGTTCCTGGTTCATGTTAATCGGATTATGTAGGTTAAAAAAGTCTACTTAATTACAAGATTTTCCCTTTCCTCCAAAATTGCGCCCGGTATTTCTTCGCCCTTCTTCAGGCAGTATTTAATATAATCCTTGTCAGGTTCAAGCTTGACGCGAAAAAATATGCCTTGTCCCGCCTGCCGAAGGGCAATTTCGTCGGTAATAACGACCCCTTCGCTCTTGCGGGTCGATAGCCGAAGGGTGCCGATTTCTAAAAGCCGTACGCCGTTCTTTTGTTCGTTTCCTAGGGTAAGAACTGCGTTCAATAGGGCAAATTCAAGCCGGGCATAAATTTTTTTCTTGCGGTTAATAAATTCGTCTAATCGTTTCTTTTCTGCCTGGGCAAGCTGCATCGACGCATCTAGTTCGGCCATAAACCCGCGAATGGCAAGGGCCTTATTAGAAAGCTGGTCGCGGGTAATTTGAAGGGCTTCTTCAAGTTCGGGGCTGGTTTCGTCGTTTTCTAGCTGGTCGGCAATTGCCCGCAGGTGGCCGACGATCATTGCGAAGGGGCTGTTCATAACTTGGCGGTTAAGTCGGTGAATTCTTTTTTAAGCTGTTCAAGTTCTTTTTGCTCCCCCGGATGCATTTGCCGCTTCAGGGAAGAAGCTAGGTAAATCAGCTTGGAGCATAAGACCATATACGCCCGTGCTTCGTTGGCGTAGTTGTCGGCCAGTTCGGCAAAGGTGCCCGGCCGGGTTTGCGAAGGCACAATTCGAAAAAATTCTTCAGGGTTAATATAATCCTTGTCTTCAGGTTCAGGGAAAGGAATTGCCATAATATTTTGGGTTAACGGGTTAGTAAATATGATCTTCGGGGTCCGGCTTGCGGGGCAGCTTGGGACCGATAGCCCCCGCCCCGATTAGCAGGGCGGCAAGGAGTACAACACTTACAAGTACTATCATTGTCCGTAGTTTAAGTATCTGACGGGTCCAAACAGCTTCAGCATGTCATTTTCGACCCGAAGGGTTTCAATCAAGAACGTATTGAAAATGTGCGCCCGGTTGCCCCTGTCGGGCATCATTTGAATTAGTTCTTCGGTTGCCAGTTCGGCAGCGGCTTCGGCGCGTGCCTTGGCTGCGACCTGGGCCTTGCTCCAAAGTTCGGCCGACTGCACTTCGACGGCATCATTGATAAGTTGATTCTTCAGGCGGGAAACGGCCGGGCTTAGGGTGGTTAGGTACATACCAGTAAAGAGTTTAAAGGTTAGACATATTAATTAAGGTATCGGCCCAATACAAGCGCCAACGGCATTCGCGGGCAAGATCGGCGCGACCTAGGGCTTGTTCTCTTTGGTCTATCCAATTGGCGTAAGCGTCTTGCCATTCGTTTGCCTCCTTGGCGTAACTGTCGGGGCAATAATCGGCAAGGTCGCAACCGGCGTCGTCAATAAGCCAGTCGTCTATTTTATCGGCAATTTCCTGGGGCTTTTCGGGCGGGGGCAAGGCTTCCCAAGGTGCGACCGGATACCAAAGGGGAACGGGCGGGGCAAAAGCGGCAAGGGCAAGCCTTGGGTCTGTTGATTGTAATTCGCTGTGAATGTTCATGGTTTATACTGTGTTTTAATAGGCTCATTCATTGCAAGTATTAACTTCTGATAGACGGGGGAAATTTTACTTTTGCCTTTTTCCCATCTCCAAACCGTGCCCTTGTCAACCGATAGGGCCGCAGCAAAAGCGGCTTGGGTGTATCCAAGCCGCTTACGTGTTCTCTGAATTTCTTCTTTTGTCATTGGTTTAATTTACTAGGGTCCATTCAACGCCATATTCGAAATTATTGTAAGGGTAAAACCCTTCAGTCTTGCCCGCGAATAGGTCGGCTTCTATGTTTCTTCGCAGAAATTTCTGCGAATCTTCGGGCATTTGCGAAAAAGGCTTTTCGCCTTCGTGTTCAACATTCACGGTCTTACCGTCAATGTCAAGGGTGAATGTTTCGGTCATACGATTAGCGTTTCGGCCTTCTGGCCTCGTCAGTTAGGGAACCTACCCTAATACGCTTTGCACCCCGAAATATGTGCCGGTCTAAGTAACCCGGCTTGGGTGTCGGTTTCTCTACTCGCATTAGCCCTAACCAGTTCATTACTCCCAATTGTGGGCGAACTGCCTGCCGGTGTCCTTTGCTTTCGTTCCTGTCCGATTCAGTGATTCAAAAGTAGTCGTTTGCATACGCAAATGCAAACTTTTCCGTGCGATTTACAGTATTTTTATTTTCGGGCGCGTTTGGTTGCGAAATTTTCAAAAGTGCAAGTGATTGCAACCGTTTTGCAAGTAAATAGCAAGTGATTTGCAAGTAAATAGCAAGTGATTTGCAACTTGCGGAACTTGCGCTTTTTGCGCTCCGCAAGTTCCGCAAACAGGCATACGGCCAATAAAAAACCCCGCAGCCAACGACTGCGGGGTTTCCCCTAAACCAAAAAAACAATTGTGGCCCAAACAGGTTCTTATCTAGCCGGCTGCCGTCTAGCTGCCCCGCTGCTTCGTCCATTCAGAACGGCGAAGCTTAATGCGGTAAAACGCCCCGTCATTTTCGCGCCCGGCCGCGTAAAACATATCGCCCGTCTTGTAGTCGGGAACCACATTTCCGGCTCCGTTATCGCCGTTATGGTGGTAGTCCCGAAGCGGGGCCTTCGTTAAGTCGGGGTTATCAAAAAGCCCGCCGATGTAAAAGCCGTCGCCGTCCCAGGCGGTTGTAGGGGCGGGGTAGGCTCCATCATACCCGCCGTCAAACTCCGTAAATATTCCTATGTTATAGCAGACCCCAACGCAGTTCTTGAAGTTGTAGAACGTGCCCGGCGCGGGCAATGCCGGAAGCTTGTTCATTGGTCCAACCGGGCGGGGCAGCCACTTGCAGACCTGGTGCTTGTGGGTTGCCGTGCCGTCGGGGTTCAGGGCGTAAATATGTATATGTCCTTTATCGGCCATATTCCAACCGAAGCCTTCGGCCGCAGTGCCTTGTTCCAGGCAAAAAAACCAAAGACTTCTTTCGTCGTTGCCCATCATTTGCGGGCTTTTGCCAAAGTATGCCCTATCCTTGTTGAAGCGGGGAATGTTATTGGTTACTACCTGACTTTGGCTAAAAGGGGCGAAAATTGGTGCATCCTGGGCATTAAAGCCAATGTGGGAAATCTTTCGGATTTCCCCGCCTGCCGTCGCCCCCTTCACCCAACGGTAGTAAGAGAAATCACCCATCCGTTCACTCGAGGGATTATTACAAAACTTGATTTCGCTTCCCGTGTAGGTCGTCGTTTCGCCCGCGTCGATTAGTCCGTTGCCGTTGGCGTCGATCCATTGGTCGGTAGGTTCGGAAGAATCCCTTCCGATTCGGTACTTGTTTACGGGTTTTAGTTCATACGTACGATGATCGAAGCGAAGGGTCATCATGGTTTCCCGCATTTGCAGGTAAGTAAACCCCCGGTGTTTCTTTAGTTTCCAACTCCCGAAACCTCCCATGTTTCCCCGGTTGGTTTCATCCCAACGCCAAGGGACAATTCCGTTCATATTCTGGTTTGGATAAATGGCAAGCAACGTCTTTACACCCGTCTTGGCGTCGCGGTGCCATAAGCACAAGGTCCAAACGTCGTGCCGTGCCCAAAACAGTTCGGGGTTTACGGGGTCAATCTGAAAGTCGGGAATCCATCCCGCGCACCCCGTATATTCCCAAAGGTGTTCGCCTGCGTCGTTGAAACGTACGACCCGGTTCGCGCCCCGGCTTTCGCAGGCTACAAAGCCTCCCTGGGGATGCGAACAAACGTCGAACAAGCGCCAAAAATCCATCTTATTATACAGTCCGTTGTCGCCCCTGCCCCCAACCTTGCCGTAAGCCCGCAGTTCAACGAACGTTTCGGAGTACCTTTTAACTTGGTGAAGCGGGGCAAGGAATGCCGCGTACCATTCGCGGGTCGTATGGTTCTGGTCAATCTTCCATAAGCCGGGTTGATTGCTTAGAACGGTTACGGGCGCGGCCGTTCCGGTTTCGAAGCGAACAATGTTCTTACCTTCCGTTACCACGTGGGCACGTCCCAAGTGATCGACGCAGACGCCGGTTGGCGACAGGACGCCCGTGAATTCCCGCAGCAAGGGAAGCGTCGTGCCCGCGTATACAGTCTTTACAACGTCCTTGTAGGTGCCGTCGGCTTGGCGCTCCTTTACAGTAACCTGCTTGGTAAAGTCAGTTCCGGCCGGGCTGTAAAGTCTTACAACGCCTTGCGTCTTGTATGTGACTGCAATTACGTCGGCGTTGCCGTCGCAATGCATGTCCTGCCCGCCCGTATTTTTCCAGGGCGAAATATTGCCCGTTCGGCTCATGCCAGTAAGCATAACGTCGGCCCGTTTTCCTGCCCAGGCTCCGGCCTGATTCCATTCGCCAATTGCGGAGTCTTTACCGTTGTTGAACGGCCCCGTTTTTAGTGGTTCGTGAAAGTACAGGTAACGGTTATGTCCCAGGGTCCAAACGTAGTCGATACCGTTGTGTAGGTGCTTAAAAATATCCCATCCCCCAATGGCAAGAATCGGGCTGTTTGAGAGTACCCAACCCGACTTAATGTGCGTCTTGCCATCAAGCGAGGTAACAAGATAGTTTCGAATGTTTTCGCTACTGCCCGCCCGCATAAATATACGCGTGTCGTCGCAGGCAAGGGCGGCCGTCGGCCCGTGGCTGCCGTTCCCAACCATCCATTCGTCAGGGCCTTCGGGGTAGCTCGAAATAAAACGATCTATAAATTCGGCCCGCACAACGTCGGGGCGCTCTAGCGTTTCCCAGTAACAACCGTCCGTACTTACGGTCGTGCCCCAATTGGTCTGTCCGTTCCAGGTATAGGACTTCGGCCCCGACGTTTGGAATGCCTGAACAATGGCGTTAAACTGAAGGTTACCCGCAGCGTTGTAAAAGTTGAGGCCGATAATAGCCCCAACGCCGAACGGCGTATTCTTCGCCGGTACGGTATAGTTTGCCGTTAGTGCCATTGTTTAAGCCCCAAGTTTAATGTCTTCTTTTTTGGCCTGCATAATCGACTTTTCGGGCTGACGAAGCGTCAGTTGGGAAGCACCGATAAAACCAAGGTTAACGGCCCCAATTGCCGTCATAAGCCGAACAACGTCTTGGTACGCTTCGCCCTTGTTGAAGACAAAAATAACCGGGTTCAATTCGGGGAATTTTTCGGTAATAAGCAAGGCGAGGGCAAAGCCCGCAGCGGCGTACGCCTGAAACTTGCGGAAAAACTTGGGGGCCTTCTCCTTGATTCGAAAAAGGATTTCAAACAGCCCGGCTTTTAGTGAATTCATACGGTAAGGTTAACGGGTTACAGATCGAAGAAACCAACCAAGCCCCGCAGCCCCGCAGATAATGAAAAACAAGGCGACCTTATGCCAGAAGGAAAGCCGGGCGGGAACTTCAACCTTCACGGGCACTTTATATGCCTTTGTTACTGTTACGGTGCGTTGGGTAAACGTTGCCCTTGCCGTGTCGCAATGGCAGTCGATAGTAATTGTCTTGCCGGGCAGGCGTACGTATTTGATACGTACCCGCCCCTTAACCACTTCGCCCCGCGTTGCGCTGTCGGGGGCCGTTAATGTTGCCGAATCGGCCGGAATGATAATAGCCGTATCCCTTGCCGCAGTGTCGGCCGTTATGGTCGAATCAAGGGGGGCTTCGAGTAGGTCGGGGTATTTTTTAATCAGGCGGTTAAACCGTTGCCTGGGCGTAAGGCAGCCCGACAGCATAAGCACAACAAACAGGCAAACGGCGTATTTCATTTTATCATATTTATAAAGTGAATTATTGCCGTTGCTAGCGTAAGCAAAATGCCCGCCCCGCCAATAGCAACCCAATACGAACTTATTTTGGTTCGAAATTCGGTGTTTGTCCTTACTTCGGTCATTGCCGTGCGCCACATTTCGAGCGTTCCGACGGCTTGCATTTCCTTTGCCCAGGTTTCCACGCTTACAAGCCGCCTTTCGTGTTGCGTCGAAAGAATGTCGTCGCGCAACAGGCGAAGTGTTTCGTCGTTCTTTTCGAGTACCTTGACCAGTCCCGGTATTGTGCCCTGCAATTGGGCGACATTGTGCTTTATGGTATGGTATTCGCGATTTGAATCGTCAAGCGTTTCTTCAATCTTTGCCAGCCTGCTCTTTAATTCGAGCGTGTCGCGGTTTCCCGTTTCGACCTTTTGACTAAGCGCTGTAAGCTTTTGTTCAAGTTGCTGTTCCAAAGGCGTGTTGTTTTGCATGGTTAACCGGCTAACGCATAGAAAATTACGGGTGTTCCCGTCGCAAGCTATTGGGCTAATTCAAAGTGAGGCCTATCATCAAGCTTTTTAAAGTGCCCCCCGACTGATACGTTGCCGCCCCAACGTACGTCTTTGTGCCGAAGCATTAATTTAGCAAACTTTCCAAACAACGGCACGGGGTACACGCTTTTGTATTCGTCGCCCGCTATGTCAGTAAAAGCAATGTCTAGGGCACGGGCGGGAAACGATTGGTGTTTCGACTGCAAGGGCTTGGCGTCGGTTACGGTTTCGCCCCGCTTGTTTTCGGCCGCAGTCAGCGGAGGCAGACCGACCGTTTTACGAATTTCGTTTACCCTTGCAAGCGGTTCCCTCCCTTGGGCATAGTACGCCCCTTGCAAACCTGGGCTTCGGTAGGTCTGCGTAAGAAACGGTTGGGGTGAATTGGGATAAAGCTTTTTCCATTCGTCCCGTGCCGCTTCCCAGGCTTTGCGAAGCGTCGGGTGCAGGTCGTCGGGGTTTCGGCTGTTTGGGCTGGTTGGCTTCATAAGGCGAATAATAAAGCCCGTCAGAAACGGGCCAATAGGTTTTTAAGCGGCGTCTACCTTCTGCGGTCCCTTGCGCTTGGTCTTCTTGGGCTGTTCTGCGGGGGCCTCAACAAGATCGAAGTCGGAAATAATATGTCGCAGCTTGTATAACATTACGCCCGTTACCCAAGGCTGGTCAAGTTCTTTGGTCGTAAAGAAGGGCACCGAAAAAGGATGCGACACGTCAAGAAGTTCTTTTTCCTTCTTAACAAAAGCTTCCTTGTCTTCGTCCGAATAAAACCCCCGGTTCCCGTTTGCGTCTTGGGTTTCGGGGTCCGTATAAGTGTCGATTAATTCCTTGCGTTTTTCAAAAAAGGTTTCAAGGATGGGTTCAAGGGTTACCATAATACGGGCGGCCTTCAGACCCAACGCGCCCCCAAGCTTGCGCGGCTTCTGCTCGCGACGTTGGGTAATGGGGTTGAATTCCCCTTCTTCGTTGGTGAGGTCCATTAAGCCGGACTGCACAAGTTGCAGTTCCTTGAAGGTTAAATTTCGTTGCATATTATAAGCGGGTGGGTTAAGCTGTATGCAAAATACCAAATCTTGCAACGCGCACAAACCAAAAAGAAAAACGCCCCCGCAGATTGGCAAGGGCGTTTTTAAGGGTTTTTGTACTTTTCCGCGAACCGAAGAATCTTCTGAATTGTACTATTCCGCGAAAAATGACTATCTATCGTAATATTACGATTTAGGCATTAGATGCGTTATGGCTGCACTTCGCATACTAGGTAATACGTTTCGACGTTCCAGCTTCCGCGTCGATTCTAGGGCCGTTTGCGTGCGTTTTAGGCGGTGCCCGGTTTTTCGGGTTTGCCCCATTATTCAAGCGTAAGCGTTACGTCGTCTATGCGGTATCCGGTCGTACTTGATGCCGTGTCGCGCATAAATACCCCAACGCCGGTAATGTCTCCCGACGGCAGGGTTACTAGTGTACCGCTTAAAGTGCTGGTCGACGTATTATACGTACGCCATTGGGTTGCCCCCGCCGTGAATGTAGTCTCGCAATATACGGCACTTGCGGCAAAGTCGTTGACGGAAGAAATGGCAACCGGGTTTGTAAACTCCGACGTGTGCGCGTACCAAGTCGTGCCGATTCGCAAACAGATCATTGTCGCAATCGACGTACGCCCGTGCCCAATGTAGAACGAGGCGCTTTTCAGTGCCTTTGTCGCCCGGCTTATGGTCGTAAGCGTGTAGGCAAAGAAAGTATTCTTGGCCGTCGTGTTGGCAAGCAAGCCAAGGTTGGTGTCGGTCGTATGCGTACGGCCAATCGGTACGGTTGCCCCCGCCCCCGCCTGCGCGGCAATGGAAGTCGTCGGGGTTGCAAAGGTCTGCCCGGCTCCCGTTGTCGGGTGCGAAAACATAAGAACCCAACCAAGCGCCCCCGAATCGGCCGCAGCCCCCGACGTATTGGGGAAGGTTTCGCGGAATACGATTTCAACCGTGCTAAGGGCTTTTGCCGTGAAGGTTACCCGCAGGGCGTCGGTACTCGTACGGACGTACAAGCTGCGGGGCGACCCGCTTTCGGTTTCGTCGGCAGTCACCACGTACACGCCCGGGCTGCCTGCGGCTAGGGCGGCGTAGTTTGCAACTTGGTTAACGCCCGCGCCCCCTGCCGTAATGTCTGAGAGCATGGCAAACGTTCCGTCTTTGTCGGGCACGTTCTGCAAGCGGTTGGCCGTCGCTAAGAACTTGAAGGTCGTCGTCGCGGCCGGGTTGGTACTAACAAACTGAAGTTCGTTGTCGGCCGCCCCCGTAATAATGCCCGCGTCGAGGCGAACGGCCGAAGTAAATACGTTAGCCCCCGCAAACGTTTGGGCGGCCGAAAGTTGGGCGTACCCCGTTAGGGTTGGAAGGTCCGAAGTCATTGCCAGCGTTCCCGACTTGTCGGGCACGGTTACGGCCCGGTTGGCAGTAACGCCAAACGTAAAGGTCGTTTGCCCGCCTGGGGCCTGAATCATTAACGTGTTGCCCGTGCCCGTTGTAATGCCTCCCTGAAGGCGCACAAGCTGCGTGAAGGTATTGGTGCCCGTGAAGCTTTGCGTCGAAGCTAGTTGCGCAAAACCGCTTGTATTGGGCGCAACAATGTCGGAGAGCAAAGCGACCGTTCCCGACTTATTCGGAAAGGCATACGTCCAATTTTCGGCAGAAGTCGACCCGTTGGGGAAGGTAAGCGAATGTAGCCGCTGCGAAGTAAAGATTTCGAGCGTGTTTTGGTTATCGCCAATGAATATGCCCGGCGCGTAAATGCCGCTTGGGAAGTAGGTATTACCCGTAAATTCGTGGTTACCCGTGAAGACTTGCCGGGTGTTATTAGTCGGCCCGGCAAGCATGGCAACCCCCGCCGTACTGCCTCCGCTGCCCTTGTCGTACCAACCTTTTAGCCCGCTTGCGTCGGTGCCGTACACCTTGTTTGCCCCTGGGGCCGTCTGGTCGTTGACAAGGGAAAGCGACCCGCTAGAAATAACAAGCGAACCCGTCGCGCCGAAGCTGCCCCCCGTCTGCCGGTTGTCGAACAACCACTTAATTGCCGCCTGTACCGTGTATTCGGGCAAAGCCATTCCGGAAATAAAACCAATACCCGTCTTGCCTGCGTGCGAAATAAGTCCGAATTCGGGGTTTGCGTTGGCCCATTTTACCTGGAGCTTGGCTAAAAATTTGGCTTGAATGGTGTCGTGGGCAAGGGTGTTTTCCCCCGCGACCGTGCAAGACGAATCAATTAAAATGGAAAGGGTCGAAAAGTTGGGCACAACGTCGCCACTGTCGGTTGCAATGGTAACTTGCGAACCGTTAAGCAGGCGAAGACCTAACCCCGGAAATTCGGCTTGTGCGGCTAGGCTAAAGTAAGGCATGGCAAAACCGTAATTGGTAACTTCAACGCTGGAAAACTTCTTGAAGTACACCCGCTGAAACCCGCCCCGCGAAAACCGAAACGTTCCTTCGCTGCCCGTTTGGTCAAGGTATAAATCTTGAACGTATACTTCTTCGAAGTAGAACGCATTTAATAGCGTCGGCCAAGGTCCGTCGGCACTTGCGCCGGTAAGGTACGCCCCGCCGTTTTTGCCGAAGAACTTGGCCCGGTTCTGAAAGTTGTATACGGTCGTTGTGGCCGGTATGGTATCCCCGTACACAGTATCAACGAAAATCGAAACGTCGCCCGTCGTGGTAAGAAATGCCGCGTACAAGCTGTCGAAGCTGGTATACACGTTCCCGGCCGCAACGCCCGCAGGTCGCAGGATTAACACGGTATTTTGCAGCGGTTGCAGCGCCCCCGTGCCGTCGATGAACTGCCGGATTGTTCCCCCGCTTGGCAGGCTGTACTTGGCATTCCAAGCCGTAAAGCTGTTATGGCTTACCGTACCTGCCAAAGTACCCGCCGTTTCGGCCTTGGGAATGTTGAGCGTGTAGGGACCAGTGCCCGCCCAATTCAGGGCCGTTCCCGTTTGGGTTATGCTGGCAACGTTAATATTACTACCTCCCCCTCCCCCGCTGCCAAGGTTGGTAAATAGATACTGAAGGGCCTCTTGAACGTTCAAGTCGGCAAGCGTCATGCCGGGTATCGGGGTAATGGCAATCCGGTTGGCCTCGTCGAGAAGTTGCAGGGAAGACGGGGTAATTTTCGACGCAAGCCAAGTGCGCCAAGCCGCAGCCGTTACGTCGTTGCCGTTGCCGTCCTGAAGCTGAACGGATGAATCAATATTTACGGCAGTGTTTGCCGTGCCTGCGGCGCTTGCCGGGTCGTAAGAAAGGATTGACCCCGTGTACAGATTCCACGACCCGCCCCCGTAACCGAATACGGCCGACGGCCGCGAAAAGCGTACGTCGGTATTGTAGCAGTAAATATGGCTTATCTTGTTAATGGAAATGCCCGTAATTTTCGAATCCTTAAAGTACAGGTAGCCGACCGACGCCGTAAAATCAAGACGAATATTGGCAAGGTGGATTTGCTCGAAGTAAAACAGGTTCCGAAGAAGGGCTTGATTGGTAGTACTTGCCGAAGATAGCCGGGCAAGAAGCATCCCGTTCCCGGCGTTGGACCCGCGAAGCGTCGCCCGGCTTTCAAAGTCGTAAGTAAACGCCCCAAGCGTTGTCGATGCTTCGGCCCCGTCAATTACAATATCAACAAAGCCCCGCGTTGCAATGAAGGCCGAATAAAGGGCGTCCCAATTTTGATAAATGCCCGCTGTCTGGTCGGTCGTTGCCGTCGGCCGAAGGTAAAGGGTTTGCTTGGACTGACCCGGCATCAATGCAAGCGCCCCGACGCCATTTATGTAATACAAGTCGGTGCCCCCCGCAGGCAGGGTAAACTTGGCGTCCCAACGGGTAAAGTCCGTGCGGCTTACCAGTCCGGCCGTTACGCCTGCCGTTGCCGCAAGGGGAATGTTTAAGGTGTACGGCCCCGTGCCCGTCCAGCCAAGCGCCGTGCCGGTTGTGGTAATGGAAGCCGTATTAATGGAAGTCCCGCCCGTGCCCGCAGGTACTTGCCAAACAATTGCCGACCCGTTCCAGGTGGGCACTTGGTTTGCTGCCGAAGCCGCAGGCGTTGCCGCCCCGCTGCCAAGCATAAGCCTATTGGTTCCGCCCGGTGGAACAAACCCGCCCGCTTCGAGTACGTCGGAAAGGTAGGCAACGGTTTGGTCGGCCGTCGAGGTGCCCTTCTGCCGAAATAGAACGTTGAAGTCGGCCGTTATGGCGTTTGCCCGCAGGTGTGCGGCTCCCGTCGAGCTAACAAGGGAAACGGCATTATTGGCAACCAGCAAGCTTGCCGTTACCGTGCCCGAAAGCGTCGTATCGCCTAAGTTGTTGCCGTTGAGGGTTACAAAGTTTCCCGTCGAGGTTCCGGCCGGGAAAAGGTGAAAGCCTTTTACTCCGCTTGCGTTGGTTCCGTAGTAACGCGTATTGCCTGGGGCCGCAGCGTCGCCAACAAGTTGCAGGTTGGTCGAGCCGGTCGCAAACTGCAAGGAGTTGATCGGCGTAAACGAAGTACCCCCCGTGCCCCCTGCGGCCCAAGTGCCGTCGCCCCTTAGAAACGTAGTGCTTGATGCCGTGCCCGTTGCGCCGATCTTGGCAATGCTTACCGCGCCGTTGGCAATCTTTACGCCCGTAACGGCGCTGTCGGCAAGGTTTCCCGTCTGCACAATGTTTGCGGCAAGTTGCGTCGCTACGGTGCCCGTGCCCGTGCCCGTAACGGCTCCCGTAAGGCTTATTGTCGTGCTGCCTCCGCTGGTTGTAATTTCGGCCCAAACGTTATCGCCCCGAAGAAATGTCAAGGCGCTGCGGGTGCCCGACGCCGAAAGCTTGGGCAGGGTAATGGCAGCGTCGGCAACGTGTACCGTCTGAACGGCCCCGGCCGCAAGGCTTACGTTTACCGTGTTGGTCGTCGAGGTTCCGGTAACGGCTCCCGTAATGGTTACGCCCGACGTGCCCCCGCTGCCCGAAGGAATTGCCCATGCAAACGTTGTTCCGTTCCACTGCAAGTATTGCCCCGCAGTCGTTGGCGTAGCTGTATAGGTTCCATTGCCCCGAACTAAGGCGTTTACGCTGCCGGTGAAGACGCCCGTTGAGGCGGCCGACGGAATAACTTGCACGTCGCCCGGCCGGAAAATAGATTGCGTTGCCGTAAGGGCAACGAGCATTTCTTTCTTGAAGGTGCCCGGCGTAGTCGGGGCGACGGGCGTAACGACGCCGACGCCTGCCGATTGGGTCAAATAATAACGCGTGTCGGGCGTAAGGGGAAAGGCCGAATTATCAACAAGACCCGAAAGGGTAATTTCAATGCGGTTTGTCGGGGTATCGACGGCCGTTACGATGCCGACCGTTTTTGCCGCGTTGGTTTCGGTTGCCGCGTCGCCTTTTACATAGGTATTGGTTTCGTCTTCGAAGCGAACCACGTTGCCCGGCACAAGCCCGGTTGTTACTTGGTCATACCAAAAGTAAAGCCGCCTGCCGTCGCTTTGCACGGGGTTGCCCCCGGTTGGGGCCTGCCAAGCGGGAACGCCGTTTACAAGCGTCAGGACGTGGCCGTTCTGCCCGCCCGCCCCCGAAAGGCGGCTAACGTCAAGGCTGCCAAGGGTAATGTCGGTGAAGCTTAATGCGTTTGCCGCAGCCGTAACCCGCCCGAAAGCGTCGAAGCTTACCTTGTAGCCCGTGCCCGCAGTTACGATGCTTTGCAGTGTGAACGCCCCCGCGTCGCTTACCGTCAGGTGGCCCGAAGGCACGACGGCCGTTGCAACGCCGGAAGCGTTGCCGACAAGGATTCTCCCCGCAGCAAGCCCCGTGCCTAGCTTGGTTGTTTGCAGGTTGTCGAGGGCCGCAACAAGGCCGTTTACCTTGCCAAGGTCGATCTGCGGAATGTCGGCCGCAATTAGCGACGCCCCCGCCGTAACCTGCCCTTCGGTATTAATGGACACTTTGGTAAAAGTGCCGGCCGCCGGTTTAACTGCAAGCTTGTCGAGTTTATTATCAAAATTGGCAATCGTTGGAATAAGATACCCGGCTGTCAGTCCGAAAACGCCCGTTGCAGGCGTATACGTTACGCCCTGGTTTGCCGTCCAAGACAGCCCGTTTCTTGCGTCGGCAAGCGTAATGCCCGACCCGCTGCCCCCCGTGGCGTTGATAGTAACCGACCCGTCGGCATTGGTCACAAGGGTAACGTTTGTGCCCTGCACAAGATTTCGGGCAGACAAGACGGCCCCCGCAGCCGTTACCATTTGCACGCCCGTGCCCCCGCCCTGGTTTACGAGGCTGCCGAACCTGCCGTTAAAGCTTGCCCAATCGGCAGCCGACAGCGCCCCCGCCTGCGTAGCTGAAGCCGTATTGATGCCAAGTACCTGCCCGCCCTGCCCGGTCAAATACAGACCGTTTGCAGGGCTTGCAATGGCAACCTTGTCGTGAAGCCGGGCTTCAATTGCGTCAAGGTCGCTTTGTAGTCCAGTCCAAAGAATGTTGAAGGCGTTATTAGTAAGCGGGTCGCCCGCAAGCGTCGCCCAGGTGCCAATTCCCAAGGCTTGCTTCAAGCCGTCGACGGAAATTTTCATGTTGCGCTTGGCCGAATTGGTCGGCCCCAAGCGAACAAGGGGAAAATAATCTTCCGACTGCAAGCCCGCGACGGTTTCCCAAGCCGAAATTCTTTCGCCCGTGGCGACGGTTACAACTTCTGCCATTGCTTATTCCATTGGTATAGGTAACAACTCGTTATTCTCGTTCAGTTCGGCGTAAACCAGACTGTAATCTTCCATTAAAATAAAATTCGCGTCGATTGCCCCCGACCCCAGGACTTCAAGCAATTCGACTTCGACCCGTCGCTTTCTTGTGTCCCAACGGTAACCGTTTACCCGAAAGATACGATTTCCGTAATAATCAATTCGCACATAATTCGTCGGGTCGAAATTATGGTCGATTGTGCCCGTAATCATTACCGAAGGTTCGCGGGCCGCGTCCACGACGGCAAGAAGTAGCAGGTCGACAAGCTTAACGCTTTCGGGGTAGCCTTGCCGCTGCCAGTAGGTTGTCAGCTTGGGCGATAGGTCGGGTAACTTCAGACGCCAAGCATAGGGATAAATCAGTTCGCGGTTTTTGTATTCGGGAACGTCGCCCTTGCTGGTTACAAATTCGTCCGGAATAAGCGTATAGTCCTGATTGTTTACGTACGTACTGGCATCTTCCGTGCGCGGCTGCCCGCCCTTGTAAAGAAGCTGGCAAGATACGTTGTCAATCTGAAGCAAGGCGTGGGCCGTACTGGTTGCGCGGGGGCGGTGCCTGCCCCCGAATTCGGGCACAAGGCTAGGGTCGTACGCAACCAATTGATAGAACCGAATCGAAAACGGCCCGCCGTCGGCCTGCGGGAAGCCGGGAATCTGATTAGCGACCGATTCAAGTACGGGCGTTTGTACCCTAAATGTTTTCCACTGGTCGAAGTCGTCAATGCCAACAAAGATTTGGTTTCTGACTATGCCGCTTTGCCATTGCAGCGGTTCCACGTTGAGCGACTTGGAACCAACCATTATTTCGTAGTATAATAGTACGTCAAGCTTGAAAAAGCCTTGCACGGAATTTACCTTGTAGCCAAACGAAACGTCAAGCGTCATGTCTTCTTCCCGGTAAATAAATTCCTGGGGCGTATTGACCCGGCTTTTGGCTTCTTCAATGCTGCGAACGGGCCGCCCTTCAAATTGCATGGCGTACTGTCCCGACCTTGTAATTTTGGGGCGCGGAGGCCTGCGGTATACGTACGACCCGGTGCCTGCGGCCTGGGGCGCCTCTTCCCTTGATTCGGTGTCAACCCGTACAACCGTAGCGTCGCCCGTCCAGTAAATAGGCTGCCCGTTTTGAAAGGCGCTTTCGAAAAACTCCCCTTCTTTTATAATCTGATTGCGCGAAAACAGTTCGGTTCTTACCGTTTGCTGCCGGTAAGCGGGCATAATTGCCTTCTGCATATCGGCCCCGATAAACATCCCCTTGGCCGGGTGTTCCTGCATGGTCGACACGTCGGTAACGGGTTCGTGGGCAATAACGCGCACAAACTGCCCGTCTTTGTCGTACTCCCTTTGGAAATATTTTAGTAGGCTCATTTTCCGAATAAATCTAAGCTGCCAACGGGCGCAAGCCTTGTCGTTGCTTCGTAGCTGGTCGCAGGCGTGGTTTGGATAATCTGAAAATCGTACCTGTTGATAAACAAATATTTACCTTCTAGGTTCTTAAAGCTAATAAGCGCCCCGGCCGACAATACAAGCGTACCTTCGGCAACTTTTTCCGACGGGTCGCCAACGTTTACCCCTAGCTTATAGGTTTCGTATTTTACTTCAACGTCGTAATCGTTCACAAGGCGGGTAAAGATTGCCTGGGCGTTGCCCGTCGACACGTTGAAGGTTGCCTTCACGGTAAGCGAATCAGAAAGAATGCTTGGAATCGTTACGACCCGGCTTGCGATTTCCTGCGGCTTTAGGGGCCTGCGAAGGCTTACGGTCCTGGTTGACCCCATCGGCAGCCCGGTAAGCACGTATCCGGCAAGGGTGAATTCCAGGGTAGTAATCGGTGCCCAAGTGATTTCGTCTAGCGAATATTCATAAACGCCGTCGCCTGGGCTGCCTCCCGCAATGTTTACAAGGTTTACGTGCCCCGAAAAATTAAAGCCGTTGACAATAAGACGCGGGTTGTACAAATCAAACGACACGGGCGGCCAATCGGGGGGCGGGGGCGGGTCGTCGGGGTTTTCCTTGTAGGAAATCCAATTCGGTTGGTCAATTACCCAATAACCCCGGCTTTGTTTGAGTTGCGCCCCAAGCGGCCCAAGGATTTTTGTAATCACATCGTCGCAACTATCGGCCTTGCCTTCCTTGTCGTAATACTGAGCAACGTCTTCTTCGAGTTGCAAAAGCGGGGAAACGTCGCCCGACTGGTTGGCTTCCTTGGGATACCAAGAAATACTTTCCAAATAGCCAAGGGGAATGCCAAGCGGCTTCAGGCACAAGCGGATAACCTCGAAGGGCGTCTTGGGTCCAAAATAGGGCTTGCCTAGCGGGTCGACAAACGGCCGGTCTTTCAGGGTGCCGACCCCATCGGTTGCCGTTAGGCTTATGAATTTAGGCGTATGGGTCCAAGGCTCCCCGTACATATCGGGCAACACGTACCCCATCCAAATAAGGTGGTCGGGTTGGGTGTACCAATATTCGACGCGAAATTCGCGTTCATCATACGTAAAGAATTCGGTGAATTGCTCCTCAACGGTTGCTAGCAAAGTAAAGTCGAGGCGCGACCCGATTAAGACCTTAAAGCGGTTGCCGCTTTCGAATTCATAGTTGATAATCGTTGGCGCTTCGGAGGCGCAAACAGTTTCGGGAACCCCGTCGAAAAACTTCTTGAATATCCGCAGGCTCATTTTCTTGCCCGTGTAGTCGGAGTAATCCAAATAAAACCGCAAGCCGTAGGCAATGGGGTTGCCCGTATTAACGGTAAAAGCAAGGCTTGCCGCGCATTCCTGGGCGTCGCGTACGTATACCGTATAGCCGCCGGGCACAAGGTTTTCGAATTTGTTGGACGCCTGAAACGTCACATTGTCCAGACTGAACGTGAACCCCGAAAACGTCGACGTTGCCGTTACAATGGCAACCCCGTCGT